AGCATCGTGATGGATGCTTATCTGGTCCAACCAAGGAAGGTGTAATGCCCAGAACCAAACGTAAGCCCGGCAGGCCCGCTGGGGAACATGATCCGAGGGTGCTGATCCCGGAGTTCGATGAAGGCAACGACGACGCGCTGCTTAGCAAGGTGGCGCGCGTCGGCATGTCAGTTGACCGGCGCGAGATGTGGCCGCCCAATTCGGGCGACTCGCTTAATGCCTTCTCTGGTCGCAATCAGAGCATCAGCCTTGATTCTGCTGGGAGGGCGGCTAAACATGCGGCGGAGCGTCAGCGCGCTGCAGAACGCAAGGCCCGCAAGGAAGCCGAGGCCGCAGCAGTGCTGGCCGAGCAGGAGCGGCTGGCAGCTGAGGCACGTGCTGAAGAAACGCGCAAAATTAAGGCCCGGATCGCGGCAGGCAAGAGTACCTGGAAGGGTGCGGGCGCGTGGCGCAAGGCTATTGCCCATTTGGGCGTCGGTTAGCGAACACAAAAACATCTGACCTTTCCTCTGGCGCGGACGCCCGGCGCGTGGTATGATGCGCCGGGTGTAGTCTGGGGGAATTGAGATGCCGCACTACCACATCACTTTCAATCCCCATACCCGCGACGCGCGCGTCGCACCGGGTGTCCGTTTACATTTTCATGATGACGGTGAGCTGGTGCCGCTCGATCCCGATCTGATCGCGCTGGCCCGAGGCAAGCCGTTCAACATCATCCAACAAATCTACCAGATGCAGGCCGAGCGCAATCAATATCGGGTTCCATTCCGCGACGATGGCGCGGAGTGGGTCGAGGAGGAACATAAGCGAGACAAGGGCGGCAAGTTTTCCAGTGCTGGCGGCGGCGGCAAGGCGTCGACGTCGCACCAGCCTGCCCCGTCCGAGATGCCGTCACCGCTGCCGTCACCTGCTGCCGGTGGCGCGACCCACGGCATGCTGGCGGCTACCGTCAACAAGAACATGCATAAGGCCGCCACTGCTGCTGGCTTCGAACCGACCGGCGTTCCGTTACAATACCACAACCCTACCACCGGAGCCAAGATCACCGGCAAGCCGGGCGGTTATTGGACCGGCACGATGCCCGGTAAAAAGGACGTTACCGGCAAGTCGGGTGCCTCACTCAAGGCCTTTCTGGAATCGGGCCGTAAGGGCATGGAGGCATTAGCCAATAAGCCTGCTGAGTTTAAGCCATCCGAGCCGCCGCCCCACGAAAACGCGCCGCCACCGATCCTCAAGGGGTCGCTGATTGCCGATGTTATCAACCAATTTAAGTTAAAGCAACAGCCGCAGCACCTGGAGAATCACCACGTCTTCACTTCACCAGAGGGCGCGGTTGTCACCACTTCGCATCATGCCGATGAAAATGGCAAAATCAAGTGGGCGATATCGTTTCCGGACGGCACTGCAAAGTCTGGTACTGGTGCCTTTCCGTTGAGTGACGCTCTTGGCGTCGGGACTGCCGGTGCCAAGAAAATCCCTAATGTCGACCCCGGCACTCCACTACACAAGGTGATCGAGCAGAACAAGCTGACGATTTCTCCTGATCTGAGCTACCCGGACAAGAATGTGTTCGATGCTCCGGATGGCAGCACTGTCGTGGTTAACCATCATCCGAACCCAGACGGCAAGGTGGGCTGGATCATTACCAACATGCAGGGTAAGAGCCAGTCGGGTTTCGGTGCGGTGAATTTGGGCGCAGTGTTGCAGAATGGCGTCGGCACCAAGACGTCGCTGTCCGAGCCGGAACCCAAGCCCGCCCCAAAGACGACTTTTGGTCAGGCTCTCAATGAAGCGGGCTTTGAGTCGGCTGACCATATCAAGCCTGCGCCCGGCTTCACCCTGGTTTATCACAATCCGCCGACTGGTGATACGGTGCATCTCAACTCCGTCACCGGCAGTTTCCAGGTGAAGAACAGTCTGGGCGGCGTCATGATGTCGGGCGAAGGCCCGGATGAGTTGGATCAATTTCTCCAAATGACGGCCCCGCCCAAGAAAAAACCTGTCACTGACATCCACAGTCTGGTCGAGGAACACCAGTTGATCGTTGATCCTGGTGAAGACGACATGTACTATCACAACCTCAAGACGCCGGGCGGCATGGATATCGAAATATCCAAGGAACCGAATGACGAGGGCGTTCATGAATGGTCGATCGGTGACAACACCACCGGAGACCAATATGAAGCCGGTGCTGGGTACAAGGAGCTGAGCGCCGCACTGCACCACATCGAGCCGCTCGACAATATATTTGAGCCAGAAGTTGAACCGGACAACAGCGGTTTTGAAGAGCCGGATGACGTCGAGGCGGAGTTCGCCAAGCATGCAATACAGGGAGATCCGGGCGCGATCAATGCTGCATTCGAAGCTAAACACAAGCGCGATGCGCTGGGCCATTTTTTGGCTGGGATGGAGCAAACCCCCGAAATATCAGACGCTACCATCAATGGCGGCCAGAAGATCAAGGAGTTCTACTTCCCCGCCCAAAGCATCACCGCTAAGTCGATGGCCGTCCACGTCTTCAATGACGGGTCTGGTTGGGAAGTCTGGAGATCAGGTGACGGCGTCATTGCCAAGGGTAGCGACCTCGCCAGTCTGCAGGCCGAGACGGCGAAGCACGCGCCATTGAAGCACACGGGCGGCGGGCTGACGCCACCGGCAGAGAAACCCAAGATATCTCATCCTGATTCAGCGATGGAACAGGCATTAACAGATTCCGGTGCCACTCTCGTCAAAGCCTCAAACTATGTGGACATTTACACCTTTCCAGATGGTAAAAAACTGACCTTAAACAAGTACGATACGGGTTTCCTGCTTCAATATGACCCTACGAACGCTAAGCCGGGTAATGGTGCTAAAATGTTGTCAGAGATGTTGGCTGGCAGCGGCGGGCCGAAACCGCCACCTGACGCCGCTGCACCGCTTCATCCCAATTCTTTCATCGCAATATCGTTGAATAAGGCTGGTGCCAAGCCGGTCGGGTCGAGCGATCCCAACGTCAACTCATATGAGGTGGGCGGCGGGCTGCTCTATGTCCACAAGGACGTCAATGCTGAAGGCAAGTCCGAGTGGAAGCATATCTTACCCAAGGGCGACGGTAGTGCTTATGTCATCGAGGGGGCGGGAGCCAACGGGCTGGAGGATCATCTAGCCAATATCCCGCCGCCACCGGCTGCGGCTGGACCCAAGGCCCCGACAGCCGTGGCGCACCCGGTCGACGGCACCCATTGGAAAAAGCTGGGCAGCAATCTTGGCTCGAATCCCGGCGGTACTTACGAGGACCCCGACACCGGCAAAAAGTACTACGTCAAGGATACCAAGTCGGTCAGTCACGCCCAGAATGAGATGCTGGCGGCGTCGCTCTATTCGATGGCTGGCGTCCCGACCTTGACCTACCACCAGGACACCGACTACCCTGAGCGAATCGTTACCGATTGGTCAGATGCCAAGATGGGTACTGCCAATATGACGCTAGCGGAGCAGAACGAGGCATTTAAACAATACGCTGTCCATGCTTGGCTGGCGAACTGGGACGCGGTAGGTCTGGCCGATGATAATATGGGTGTGATCAATGGCAAAGTGACGCCGATGGATGTCGGCGGCGCGCTGATTTATCGCGCTCAGGGCGGACTGAAAGGCTCCGCTTTCGATAATGATGCCGGTGAATGGGAGAGCATGAAGTCGGGTTATTCCAATCCGCAAGCGGTGGCATTTTTCAGCAAGGCTGCGCCCGAACAATTGCAGGAGGGGGCGAAAGCTGTCGCCGCCATTAGCAACAGTGACATCATCGCTGCCGTCGCCAAGTTTGGTCCCGGCACCGATGAAGAGAAGATCGAGTTAGCCAAGAAGCTGATCAAGCGCCGCGATGCCATCGCCGCGCAGGCCGGTATCGCTACCGCGCCCGGTGCGACGCCCGGCGCGGTGCCGCCGGAAAAGGCCCCGCCCAAGAAACATCACACCAACGGGAATTGGGACGACACCTACAAGGCCCGATTGAAGCAGGCCCCGATCCCGACCAAGGCCGAGGCCGCCGCTATCTTCAAGTATTCTGGCGGGTCCTACGACCCATGGAATGAAGCGCTGCGCGGGTCATTCGGCAAGAAATCGGGCGGCTATCCGACCGATGCGCTGGCGTCCTACCTCAGCAAGGCCAGCTTGCCCGAGGCGATCACCGTCAAGCGCCGGGTCAGCAGCGACTTCGCCGAATGGCTGATGGAGGAGACCCAAGACGATGTCCACATCTTCCAGGATTTTGGGTTCGCATCGACCGATCACTGGTCGGGCAAGCTGACCCTCAAGATCAATCTGCCGAAGGGCGCGCAGGCGGCGGCGATCGGCCATTATTCGGATCACCCTGGCGAGAACGAAATCTTGATTCAGCGCGGTTCAAAGTTCCGCATCGACAACTTCGACCCCAATAAGCTGGAGATGGAGGTGACCTTGATGCGTTCCGGGCGTGGCGCGGGTGCCGTCCATCATGAGAAGCTCAGCGAGCTGATCCAGCCGTCGCCCCAGCCCTTGGCCGCTTGACAGGCTTGTCAAAGTGTGTTTTAATAGGGGCACGATAGAGGGAGATGACGATGGCTAAGCATGTTCACGTGAATTTGGATGCTTTTTCCGAGTCGGAACATCCACGTTCGCATGGTCAGTTTGCCAAAGCGGCTGGGCCTTCAGGGGAGGGCCACAAGAAAATCCACGTCCCCGAGAATCATACCGTCTCGTTGAAGCCCCGTACGGCAAATCGCACTGTCGAATTGACCCTTCCCAACGGTCGAAAAGTTAGTGTTAAGGTGCCTGAAGGGTATGTCCTTAACCTGCGCCGCAAGTGAAGCTACCCGATCACTGCGTCTGCTGATTGGAGCAACAATGGCTGACAAACGAACCGAACGACGGTGGACGTGGCACAGGGGCGACGTCGTGTTCGCACGCGACCCGACCCGCCCGCCGCTGTTGACACCGGAGCAGCGCGCGATTGCGCGCGCTAATCTCGCCAAGTATCGCGAGGAGGAAGAGGGTAAGCCCGCGACGCAGGATCGCGGCACCCGCATTGGCCGCGTGACTGTTCATCGCCATGACTGACATTCTGCCCGTCCAGGTTGAGCCAATGATCCAGTTCTTTGGTTACCTACACCTGCCCGCGCCGCTGCAGGAAGTAAGCAAGCCGTTCTGCGAATTGGCGCTGCAATTGCTGCGTGACTTGCCGCGCAACCCCGAGCGCACCGTGGCCCTGCGCAAGCTATTGGAGGCCAAGGACTGCGCGGTGCGCGCCAAGCTATATCAGGACCCGCCATGACCAACCAATTAAACGCGCTGGAGCGTTATCGCCAGTCGCGGCCCGCACCGCTGCCCGGCGATGATGTGGCCGAGGCGATCTACAACGCCAACCGTGGCGAGGGAGCGTGGCTCTGGGCCAATGTCTCCGATGAAGTTCGTGACTGGGTGCGTCGGCAGGCCCGCGCCGCCGAAGAGGCGATTGCCAGGAGGAACACATGACCGATATGCCGCTGTGGCGCTCACACAAGATCGTGGAGGCCGCGCCGATCACTTCAATCAGCCGTGCGCCCGATCCATGCTGGGTCGAGGTGAGCGTTTCAATGAACACTCTGCGCTTTGATGTGCCGCCGAATTTCTTCGCCCGTGGTCTGCCCAGCATGGGCGATTATTTCGTGCGCTACGATGACGGTTATGTTTCCTGGTCGCCTAAGAAGGCGTTCGATGACGGTTACGTACAGGTCAACAACTGATGTTGCTGCACTCATCGCCCGGTCTACGCGTCCACGTTCATGACTACGATGAAGTAGACGAGGATGAGACTAAGGATGCGGAGTTCAAAGAGGAAAAACACCCGCGAGAAGCAGGCGGTAAATTCACTGAAGGTGGGGGATCAAAGTCAAAGTCAAAACAGTCTATTGATAAAGTTGAAGAAAGTTTCACCAAGAAACATGGTGTTGCTGTAAGTGGAAATTACAGTGAAGATTTTACGGAGGATGATTATCGAAGCTCTCTGGGAATTATTGACCATACTTTGACCGATCTTAAAACGCGATTTCCAAAGCTGAAATTTGCTAGAAGAGTACAAGGCGGTATTGGGGTAGGCTACGAAGATTTACTGCAAGATGACGGTTTGGGAATGTATATTCCTGAGAACGGGGGCGAGTTATATTTAAGTGGTCAGCTTATAATAGATACACCGCAACCTCTTAAACGTGGTGGCGTAAAGGTCGATGAAAAAACAACAGTTGTCGGCGGTACACTGGCTGATTTACTTAGACATGAGATCGGGCATTCGCTTGAAGAGGCTGTTGGTCGGTTAATATCTGTTGATAAAGTATTCGCAGCAAACAAAGATTCTATTTCAAAAGAGTTATCAACTTATGCTTCGCTGAACCCGAAGGAATGGATAGCCGAGTCGTTTTCGGCTTACAGTCATCAAGATTACGGCAAATCGGGTGTCAGGGTCAATCCGCTTTTGGAAAAAGCATTTGACCGTATAACTGGTGTGCGCGTCCACGTTCATGACGACTGGGTGGAATCCGAACATAAGCGGAGCAAAGGCGGTCAGTTTGGGTCGGGTGCCGCTCACTTCAAGGAGGGCGACCCCGATCCGCCCGACCTACATGGCGTGCCGTTCAAGCCATTCAAGCCGCCAGCCGACTGGAGCAAGGTCGAGGGGCAAGCCGACATCTCAGAGCCGCCGTTGAACTCCAAGGGCAAAAAGGTAGGTGCCGGGCTGCTGATGCGTGAGCCGGATGGTCGGGTTTGGATCATCAAGCCGACCAACGCCTACGGCGGCTACAAGTATACTTTCCCTAAAGGTGGCCGGGAGAAGGGCCATTCGCTGCAGGCCACCGCGATCAAGGAGGCCTTCGAGGAATCCGGGCTGAAGGGCCGGATCGTGGGCCATGCTGGGGATTACGAGGGCGACACTTCGATGACCCGCTACTATCATGCTGTCCGAGAGGGCGGGACGCCGACCGGACACGGCTGGGAAAGTGAAGGGGTATCTCTGGTGCCGCACCACCAGCTACATGCCTTTCTTAACCGAGGACGCGACCGGAAGATAGCGTCAGAGCATTTGATGCCCCCCAAGGTCCACGATGCGCAGAAGCTGCGCGATCACGACTCCGTGATGTACGAGCGGCCATCCCAAGGACCGCACCATTGCGCGGAATGTGAACACTTCCACGGGCGCGATGCCTGCGCGAAGGTAGAGCCGCCGATCTCCCCGATCGACTGCTGCAAGCTGTGGACGCCATCCGAGTAAATACCTGCGTCGTTTGCATAATCACCTTGTTTAACACGCAATTGACTGCGTTGTCGAAGCGTGGTTTTCTTCTCCCTACGGCCCGGTGGTCGGGCCTTCTCATAGAGGACAAGTTCGATGGCACTAATTCACCACATGGTTGCGAAGCAGGCCCAGAAGCTCAGCGTTGAGCTGTTCGTGGACGTGGATACGGTGGTCGCTCGCGACACGCTGTTCAACGTCGACCAGGAGTTCTCGGGCATGAACGCCAAGGAGCTGCTGGCACGGGTGCTGGCCGCCCGCCCGCAGGACGAGCCGAAGGCACCCAAGGCCAAGCGTCCGGCGAAGGCCGTGGACGAGGACGAGGGCGACGAGGACGCCGACGAGGCGGATGAGGACGCCGAGACGGGCGAGGCTGAGGACGCCTTCGAGGGTAAGGCGGACGAGGACGCCGAGGACGAGGACGAGAAGGTCAGCGGCTCGGTGGTCAAGGGCAAGTACAAGGAGGCGTACGAGCCGTTCGACGCGACCTGCGGCGATGAGTACGCCGAGGTGTTCAGCGCCAAGTGCCGCGACGCCGACGGCAACCTCGACCACGCCGCGCTGATCGCGGTCGGTGCCGAGAATGGCGTGGACGTGCTGGGCCGCTGGGGTAACCTCAACAATGGTATGCAGCGCATGAACCTCAGCAACGTGCTGCGGGGCATGGTCCGGGGCGGCACCCGGATCTCGATCGGCGGCGTGGTGTTCAACCCGACGCCCAAGGACGAGGAGGCCGAATAGGCCTCCCCACTCCCGGTCGACGGGCGGCCAGCGCAGGCTGAGCCGCCCGACCTTTCTTTAGATCCGAGGAAATTTTGCCATGTCTGCGCAATTGTTTATGTTTCCATTACCTAGGAAGTCCCACGTCGCGCCGCTGGCGGCCAACGACAACTTCCTCCGATACGTGCCGCCGCTCAGCGTTACCTTCTATTCGGGTGACCGCAATCATGCATACCTTTACCAAACTTGCGGCGGCGAGACTGCCACGCTCTGCGGGCTGCACTACCCCAATAATCGGCTCGGATATCGGCGCACCCCGCGCGAGGTTAACTGCCTTAATTGCCTTGATGCGGCTGACACGCGGGCAGACGCCAGTTTGCATCTCGGTGCCGATTACCATGGGCATTTACGTGAACTCAACTATCCACTCGCTGCCGACTAGGAATACCCCTATGTTCAAGCTGACCATTTGCCTCACCCCTCTTGGCCCCATCCTGTGGGCCATGGTCCAACACATTTTATAGGAGTTACCCCAATGAAAGCATTAGTGTTTCTGCTGGTCGTGCTGTCCGCGACTGCTGCCCATGCCGAGGAAAAGTGCACCTCGATGTGTCATTTCTTCGAGGCGTGGGCGCTAACCAAGGTCTGCCATAATCTCATCCTCACTGACGAAGGGCGTCAAACTGAGCGGGATTACAGCAAATTCCACTCGTTATTCCAGAATGCGCTGGCCGACGTTAAGAGCCGGGCGAATGTATGCAACAACATCGAGTGCATGTGGATCACCAACACCAACCCGATCGAGGGTACGGCATGCCAATATCTCAAGTATCGGCGCATACCGGAGGCTGTCGAGTAGGGTCTGAAATTCCGAAAAGGCGTATTGACGGTACCGTTCGAGCTGTGTTAAGGTCTGCCAGCGTATATCCAACAAGGTAAGAGTACTGAAGATGGCCCAAACCGCTACCGCTGACAAGAAGCCAATGATCGACCCCAGCCGGGTCGCCAACTACAAAAAGACCGTTGTGACTGGACCGGACGGCAAAAAGCGCCGGGTGGTCGACAATGGCGACAATGTCGCCGTCATGCTGCGCGGTAAGACCCAGGACGAACTGCGCGAGATTTTGGACGAACATGGTCTGGCCGAGAAGCTCGATGAGTGGGTCGATCGCGGTCTCAATGCCGGTCAGGTTGCCATGAACTCGCGAAATGCGCTGCGCCACAAGCTGACGCTCGACGCCGCTGCCGCTGCGCCGAAGGCGGCTTAAATTCCTCGACGGGAGTCCCCCCAGACTGTCATAACCCGTCGAGAATAGCGGGCGGCCTTTAGTCACGTGGGGGCCGCCCGCACCCCTTCCTGCTACGACACTTGACGCGACGTACTGTCGCATAGTCTAATGTCACCATGATCAAGGATCACGCCATGCAGCGAGGCCCACAAGTCTGGGTGCCGCACAGCGATGGGCGTCTGGATATTTCAGATGCTTGTCGCTTTGGCACGCCGATCGTCATCTCGCGCCGCGACGTGTTTCCGGATAACGGCGACGTTCGAATGCCAGCGCTGCTCGAAGAGGCGCACAGCTACCTACAGCACTACGACCCAGAACAGGACTACCTGTGCCTGATCGGTTCGCCGGTTCATTTGGCGGTGTGCAGCTATGTTTTGGGTTCACTGGGCATATCACCGGTCCGCTTGCTGCGCTACGATCGGCAGGAGAAGTGCTACTACCCCTTGTTGATAGAGGATAAGGAGCTTGACGATGAGCGATGCGAGAGAGTTAACGCCTGAGGATCTGACCGAACTATCCCGGCTGTCGGATGAAGATAAGGCCGATCTCGACCGGGAGCTGGAAGCAGCAAACCGGCGGGTATGGGACCCGACAATCGAGACTTTTCGCGATTGGGGCGTGAAGGGCGCTGTAGCGCTGAAGACTAAGGTTGAAGCTACCCTCCTCCCAATGATTCGGCGCACCAATACGGCATCCGGGCTGGCGCACGTCTACACCGCGCTCCGCCAGATCAGGGACGCGATGTCCGAAGCCACCAAGCTATTGGACGAGCAGTACCAAAATCTGGGGCAGGAAATCATCCCGGCGGCCTTTGAGCGCGAAAAGATCTCCTCTTTTACCACTCTTGAAGGCTACCGCGTGACCATCTCGGTTGCGCTAAAGACTTCGATCAAGGCGGATCAGAAAGAGGCCGCCCATCAGTGGCTGCGGGACAACGGGCTGGAAGCGCTCATCACACAAACAGTCAATTCCGGTACGCTAAATGCGGCGGGAAAGACGTTTATTGACGAAGGGCGCGACCTGCCCGAGGAGCTGTTCCACGCTTACTACCAGCCCAACACTTCAATCACCAAAGTGAAGTGACGCGCAGCGGGCCGGGCGCGACATAATCTGGCCCAATAAAGAGAGGACAAGTAGCGATGGCCAAGTCACAGGAAGTCGAGGCTAAGAAAAACGGCGGCGCGGTCGGTATCATGGGCGACGTGCCAGAGTTCATGCGCGGTGATGCCGGTAAAGGCACCGAAGGCTGGTCGACATCCAGCTTCGAGATGCCCCGGCTGAAATTGATCCAGGGCATCTCCCCTGAGATCCAGAATTATGACGGCGTCAAGGCTGGAGATTTCTTCCACACTACGCTGGAGCAGAGCCTGGGCAGCAAGCTAACCATCACGGTGCTGAATGCCACGCGGCGCTACGTATTATGGGCACCCCGCCCGCCGATCGATAAGGGTGGCATCCTGGCTCGCGCTGATGACGAGATCCACTGGAACCCGCCTAATGCCGAGTTCAAGGTGAAGGTCGACAAGCGCGGCACCGAGGTAGTGTGGCGCACTCGGCCAACCGTGGCAGAGTCGCGGCTAGCCGAGTGGGGTACCTATGACCCGTCCGACTATAAGTCGCCGCCCGCCGCGACCGAGTGCCACGTGCTGGTGATCGCGATCGAAGAGTATCCGGAAGTCGGACCGGTGGCGATGATGTTGCAGCGCTCCTCCTTGTCGGTGGTGCGCAAACTGCTGAGCAAGATCAAGTTCATGAGCATCAAAGTGCCGGTATATGGCATCAGGTTCGTCATGTCGTCCGTCGTCGATGGGCCGCAGGATCAGCAGTTCCATAACTACCGCTTCATGACGGACGGTTTTATTACGGACCCGGACCAGTATGACGAGTATAAGTCGATGGCCGAAGTCTTCAAGGCAACCCCAGTCGTGCTGCGCGACATGGAGGGTGCACAGGACGAGACGTCGGACACTAGCGGTGGCGGTAGGGTAAACGTAACCGAAGAGATGGCTCAGAAAGAGAGCCGCTTCTAAGGGACGTCGTAGGGCGCAGTTTGCTTGATTGTGACAAACTCGAACGGTCTCCTGTCACGGTTAAGCTAGGGAGACGGCGCGCTGCGGCCAGAGGGGCGGGTGAGACTCTAGGACAGCTAGCGGTCGTGGTGGCTGCAGCTCTAGCGATCCCGCCCCTCGCTCTATTCAAAGGGGGGTGTCCGGTGTCACTTAGCGACGACGAAACCGCCCGTCTGGAGGAATACCTTACGATGTTGAATGAAGTCCGATCCAAGCTATACCCGAGCGCTACACATTTTCTGGATGACATGATCAAGCGTTATGGCTTGGAAGGGGCCGAAATTTGGGTATCAGGGGCGCAGTGGCGCTGGCTTGAAGATTTGACGGATCAATTCACATGATCGACCTTAGCTGGATCGCCAGCCGCATCGACGCCGCCAAAGAGCTGGTGATCGACACCGAGACGACCGGGTTGGACTGGAAAAACGACCACACCGTTGGTTACGTCCTGACCTTTTCCGGCAATCCTGCGGACTCGCATTACCTGCCGATCCGGCACGGCGGCGGCGGCAACCTCGACCCGGACAAGACATTAGCGATGCTGCGCCGTCACCTGTCGCGGCCCGACCTGCGCACGATCGGCTTCTCCTATAGCTTTGATCTCAAATTCATGCACCGCGATGATGTCGAAATTAGGGGGCCACTGGAGGACGCCCAGATCAATGCCTATCTCATTGATGAAAACCAGCGATCATTCACCCTGGAAGCCTGCTGCATCGCAATGAAGGTCCAGGAGAAAAAGGGTGAAGAGTTGTACAAGCGTTTGGCCGGGCGTTTCGGCGGGACGCCTGATCGCAAGCAAATGCAGCACTACTGGAAGCTGGCTGGTGACGACGCCGTTGCAGTCGACTACGCGGTGGGCGACGGCACCAGCACGTGGCAGCTACGCGATGCTCAGTTACCAGAGATCGCTTCCCAGAACCTGACCGGTATTTGGGAGATCGAGAATCGCTGCATTCGAGTGCTGCACCGGATGATGGTGCGCGGCGTGCGAATCGATGAGGAGCGGCTCGATCAGGTGCGCCGGATGATCAAGCAGCGAATGGAGCAGGCCCGGCGTCGCCTGCCGCCCGGCTTCAATGAAAATGCACCTACCCAGCTTAAGCAGATCTTCACCGACGCCAGTCTCACCAACTGGCCGATGACCGCTCCCAGCAAGATGCATCCAAATGGCATCCCGTCCTTTGCTGAGCATTGGTTGCTGACCACGCCACTGGGCCGCGACATCGTTACTGTCCGCAAGCTGTCCCATCTCGAAAACGCCTTCCTGCGCCCGATGGCGGAGCGCCACCTGTGGAACGGCAGGGTTCACACCAGCTACAACCAGACCCGAGGTGAGCAGTACGGTACCGTCACCGGGCGGCTATCATCCAGTGACCCGAATCTACAGCAGGTGAACAAACGTGACCCGATCCTTGGGTCGTTGTTCCGCTCGATCTTCATCCCGGAAGAAGGGCATGTCTGGGGATCGCCTGACTACAGCCAAATCGAGCCGCGTCTCCTCGCCCATTTTGCTCAAGTAAAGGTGCTGATTGAAGGTTACATGTCTGACCCGCCGATCGATGCTCATTCAGCGGTCGCGCTCGCTGCCAATATTCCAAGGCAGGCGGGTAAGCAACTAAACCAAGCGCTGCTGACCGGCTGTGGTCGCCGCAAGGCAGCGCTGATGTTGAACCGCCCACAGGCCGAGGCCGACCAAATTGTCAATGATTACTTCGAGGCAATGCCCGAACTGAATAAAAATAGCCCGGCAGTTCCGGGCAATGGTGGCTTCCAGTCTTATGCTACCGGCGTCATGGAGCAGCGTGGTTACATCAAGTCATTGATGGGCCGCCGGTCACGTGAGCCTAATCCGAATTTTGCCTACCGGGCGCTTAATCGCATCCTGCAAACCAGCAACGCCGATATCTTAAAGCGGTCGATGGCCGAGATCGACGAATATCTGATGGCGCAGGGCGATACGACTTTCTTGCTCAACAATGTGCACGACAGCCTCGATTTCAGCTATCATCCGGACAACCAACAAGTCTACCAACGCGCACTGGTGATGATGACCGAGGATTACGGACCCGGCCAGAAGTTCGATCTGACCGTGCCGCTGGCCCTTGAGGTGGACGAGGGGGCCAACTGGGCGGAGGCGTCCTACGGTCTCGGTCAGGTGCGTGACGCCTTCCGCGAGATGGGCAGCGACTACGACCGGGTGCGCGGGGCGGTCCAGATGCCCCAGGCGACGCCCGTCGCGGCCTCTCTGGTGCAGGGAGGCACGCTGGCCGCTATATCTATAGCCGCGACGCCTCTCATGCAGCGGACGGCCACGGGAGAGGCCGTATGACTAAAATCTGCCGTGATTGCGGCAAAGACTACACCCCGCCACGTGCTAGACCGGGGGGCGGGCGTTGTAATAGATGTCACGTTAGATCACAGCCCATACAGGAGCGAGTGTGTCTTGACTGCGAGCGTACGTTTAAAACTACGCCAAGTCAAGGGGCAAGGTCGCGATGCGGAACATGTAGGCAAAAGAGAAAACCGCGACGGATTAAGTCATGTGTTGTGTGTAGCCGCATTTTTATTCCGACAGCCAACGCTCCGGGTTACGGTCGTTGCCCGACATGCCGAAGCAAACATCCTTTGACAATGCTTCGACAAAAGCTTCGAACTCGTCTTAACATGGCAGTTCGCTCGAATGCCCGCGCTGGGTCCGCTGTCCGCGATCTTGGGTGCACTATTTCAGCGTTTCGGGATTACATCGAAACGCTTTTTTGGACAGGCATGTCCTGGAATAATTATGGTAAGTGGCATCTTGATCATATACGCCCGTTAGCTTCTTTTGATCTTACTAATCGGGAACAATTCTTGGCGGCTTGTCACTTCACTAATATTCAACCGTTGTGGGCGAGGGATAACTCGCGTAAAGGGAGGTTGATATCAACGAATTATTGATCCAGGCCGCGCTGGCCAAAGCTGCCAATGACGCCGGGGGCCACGGCTTTAAGTGCAGCAATGCTTTCACGGTAGGGGTAGCTGACCTGTCGCTGGTGTTGCCGGGCTATCCTCATTGGTTCCTAGAGGTTAAGTTCCTACGCGGGCTGCGGTTGTCGGAACGCTATCCGCTGGAATTAACCGCGCACCAAAGTAAGTTCTTGCGCGAAGTGCAGCAGGCGGGGGGCTGCGCCGGATGGATCTTGGCGGTCGAAGTGAAATCCGGCACTGGTCGGGTGGCGATGCAGGTTGGCACTGACCATGAAGCTGATCATGTCCTGATGGCGTCGCCACTATTGGTTGATTTGAACGTGGATCCGGCACGTGTCGGCTTGTTCCGTGATCGCGGCGGAGCATGGCCAATCGTCGCCATCATGCAGCGGCTGCTAGTTTCTCATGAGATGTCTAGACACAAGACCGCCATCCGTGCTTGTATGGAGGCGTGATAGAGGAGAGGGGCCGATGGACGATCACCCGATTAACGTTCGCAGCGACACTCACGGCCCATTTACCGAAAACGCCAGGATAGCCCAAGCCGCCAAAGAAATATGGCGCGGCTCACCCAACTGGCCGAAGCTCTCCGAATTTCAACGCGAAGTGCTGGACCTGATGACTATTAAGATCGCTCGAATGCTATCGGGCGATCACAATTGTGAAGAGCATTGGGTTGATATGGCGGGCTACCCGATGCTGGTTGCCCGTGCTTTAGCTGAAATTCGGTTGGAGTCCGGATCGATACCGCCGAGTGACGCGGTACGCAGTGTTGGTCACAAGGGAAAGCGCGGAGTGAAACTAGCCGATGACAAGGAGGCCCGCGTCGGTGATCACGTAGTTTTCCGGGGGAGTGGCGCGATCGGCATCATCCGTAGCCTTGAATGCGGTGCTGGGCAGATCGAGGTAGAATGGCTGGGAAAGCCAGATGACAGGTTAATTCGGTCTAATCGCAACCGGGTATCGTGGCGTGACCTACAGAAAGGGTATCCGGAATGACGGTTGGCGAGTGGTCAAAATGTGGCAAAGTATCGGTGCTATGTGACGGGGCCTTTGGGTCGACCGGTAAGGGGGCCGCTGCCGCATGGCTAGCAAGATTTTGCCGCGATCCGGTTGGAATTGCTACCTGCAACAGCGGCGCAAACGCTGGTCACACTTCGATCGTCGATGGCTGGAAATTCATCTGCTACACCCTGCCAACGACGGGGGTGTTGCGGCCCGAATCCAGAATTTACATCAACGCCGGTTCAATCATTGACCTGCCGTCATTTGAGCAAGAAGTCGAGGATTGCAAGATTGACCGGCTGCGGATCACAGTGCACCCGCGCGCGTCAATCATTACCGATGCGATGAAGGCGGCGGAGCGCATCCCAGAAAATGGTCCGGCACGGATCGCCTCGACCATGCATGGTGTCGGACAGGCGATCGCTGATAAAGTAATGCGGCGCGCGCCGCTGGCCCAGGGATCAAAATTGCCTTCCTGGGTGAAAGTAGAGCCGCTGTGCCTCAACGGCGAGATGGACATCTACAACGCGTCGATCGTCCTGGAAATTCCGCAGGGGGCCGGTCTCAGCCTCAACCACGGCTACGCCTACCCATACTGCACCAGCCGCGATGCTTACGTCACCGCCGGGCTGTCCGATGCCGGTATTCATCCGTCATTCATTGGGCCGATCTGCATGACGATGCGGACCTACCCGATCCGGGTCGGTGACTCTTACAACGAGCAGGGCGAGCTGCTGGGCCGCAGCGGGCCATTTTACCCAGATTCGATTGAGCTGGATTGGAAGCGCGACTTTCCCGGTATCGAGCCAGAGCGCACCACTGTCACCAAGCGGATGCGGCGCATCGCCTCGTGGTCCAATCAACAGTACCAGGATGCGCTGGAGCTGAACCGCCCGACGATGGTCTTCCTCAATTTCTGCAACTACCTGCCAAGCGGCACGGCATTTTTGGGTCTGCTACATCACATGCAGCGGATTGAGCGCAAGGTAGGCAATGCAAATGTTCACCGCATTTACGGTTTCGGGCCAGCGGTTGAGGATGTCACCGACAACCTGGACGCCGCAGTGTCGTGGTACGATAAGCGAGAGCCGACGTGGAACTCTGATGGAGGAACACATGTGGATCGCCAGTAATCCAGAGGGCTATGAGGGGCAAGTCGTGGCTAACGGCCAGTGCGTCAGATACGTCCAAACTTGCACGGATGCGCCGCACACTTCGCATTGGCAACCCGGTGTCATGGTGCGCGGCAGCGGCCTCGAAGGGGGCGTGGCTATTGCCACGTTCGATAGTGACGGGCATTACGGTAACCACACCGATGGCCGCAGTCATGCCGCCATTTTCATCGAAGAGGTCGAAGGGGGCCTTTTGGTATGGGACCAGTGGGTGGGCCATCCGGTAGCGCAGCGGGTTATTCGCTTTCGCGGTGGCACCGGGCGTCGAGTGAACGATGGCGACCAATTTCGTGTCATTGAATAAGGGGCCGACTTGGAACTGGGAGTCGACACAGAACTAGCAGAGGATGTTTCGGGGGCTTGCTGCTTTTGCTTCACTGGCTTTGGCAGGTATCACGAACCGCACTGCCCTAAATATGGTGTAACGGCGGAGACCGACGTGGAACTGACACTAACTATCCCGAAGTCACTTGCCCAATATAACACCGACCTACACCGGTTTTTCACTGCCATGCTGGTCAAGCTGGATAAAAACAGCCACAAGCAAACTCCCGTGGTGGATGACGTGCCGCGCATCATTGAGCGATTGCGATCCGAGATAACTGAATTTGAAGAGCAATTCGCCGCCGATGCGCTCGACATGAACACGTTATTTGAATTGGCCGACGTTGCCAACTACGCTTTCTTGGCCGATGTTGCCATCCAGACCAAAATAAGAGGGGGTGACGCAGATGGCACGTGAGCGGGAGACGGTGGAGATCGAAGCCGAACTCATCAGGGAGACCGAGCTGGCTTATCTCATCAATGACGGCGAAATCGAGTGCTGGGTGCCTAAGTCCCTGACTGAACATGATGGTGAGTCATTCACTATGCCCGAATGGCTCGCCCAGGAGAAAGGTCTCGTATAAGGATGCAAGTGGTGGATAAGCCATATGACTGGCCGCTGAAGGCCGAGCCATATGAAGTGCAGCGGCTAGCCTTTGATCACAGCCGCGACCGCGAGCGCTATGGTTATTGGCTGGAGATGGGCCTTGGTAAGTCGATGGTGCTGTGCGCCGACTTCATGCGAGAAGTGACGCTGGGCCGCGTCGCCGGGCTGGTCATCCTGGCACCGTCCTACCTCAAGTCGACGTGGCGCGATGAATGGGCAAAGTGGGAAATGCCGTTCCCACTATTCACGTGGCCTAAAGTACCAAAGGTAGGTGCCAGGGAGTACCGCGAGCCGCACGCCATCGTCTATAACTACGAGTCGATGCTACATTCTGGGGGCCAGCATCTGGAGGCACTGCTGAAATCCGGCACGCCGTACATGATGGCCGCCGATGAAAGCCGGGCGATCGCCAGGGTCGGCGGTAAGTGGAACAAGAAGGCAATGTTTCTACGAAGCTATGCTAAACAGCTCCGGGCGATGTCGGGTCAGCCCTGGACCAATAGCATCATGGAAATGTATCCGCAGCTTCGCTGGTGTGGGGCGCTCAACGGCTGGAACCCAGTCGCTTTCCGCAATCATTTTGCCGTGATGGGCGGCTTCAAGGGACGCGAGGCCCGAGGGCTGCGACCGGAGTGCGAGCTGGAGTTCCAGAACATCGTCGCCAGTTGCGGCATCCGGGCGCTCAAGGTTGACTGGACCGACCTGCCGCCGAAGATTTGGCCGCACCCGCTTGAATTTGAGATGCAGCGGCTACAGCAGGAAATGTATGACAGCATGCTGATGGAGTACTGCACCGGTTTGCCCATCTGGGACCCGGAAGAGGGCGAGGAAGTAATTTATGCCGCTCATGTCGGTAACATGTACAACAAGTTGCTGCAGATCGCCCGTGGCTTCATTATTGACAATGAAGGCGTCGCTCGTGACTTGATCTCATCCGACAAAAACCCGGCGATCAACCTCACCAAGGAAGTGATTGAAGCAACCACTGGTAAAATCATCGTCTTCGCCTTTCACCGGCACTCGGTCGAGACGCTGGCGACGGCACTGAAGGGCTATGGTCTCGTCGTATTGCGCGGCGGGATGAAGGACACTGAAATTGAGGCGGTCAAGTTAGCATTCAACACGGATGACAACGTCAAGGTGATGCTGGCTCAACTCACCGTGGGGGCGCGCGGCCACACTCTCCTGGGAACCGACACCCAGCGCTGCTCAACCACGTTGTATTATGAGTGCATCTTCGACGCCGACATCATGTGGCAGTCTGCTGATCGCAATCACCGCTACGGTCAAACCAATTCAGTGGTGTACCACACGATTTCCTGCTCGACCATTGACGACAAGATAGCCGAGGCGTTACAATACAAAGCCAACATGGTCGAGAGCGTCTTCAAGGCGCTACGCATTTTACCAGAGAGGATAATTAAAAATGGGAAAGAAATCAGTAAACGGTCCACCGGAAATCGACGAGAGATTGCACGCAGCGTTGGATGAAGTAATTGTTGGGGTTAATGACTCCGACATCCGGCGCAATTTGGAGGGGCCGTTCTGGGGCAAACTGTTATGCGCGACGCCGTACTTCATCAAGTATGGCGTTATGGGGATGGGAAAAGCCGATCATCAAGGTGTGTTATCAGTGGAGCGCAAGAAAAGCAAACGGTTGGAAAAGGAAGTGAAACGGCTGCAAAAGTTACTGGCGCAGTACCAAACATGACAGTGACGTAAAAGGAGCCACTTGGTGAAATTTTCTCCGGATCAAATCAAAGCATTGGATAAAATAGAGTCCTTCATTGCAGGAAGGTGGTACACAAATCGACAGTACTTATCTCTACATGGCCTTGCAGGGGTTGGGAAAACTGTTGTACTGGCGGAGCTGGCCAAGCGCCACCCCAACGCAATCCTAGCGGCTTACACCGGCAAGGCCGCTTATGTATTGCAGCAGCGCATCGGGATGAACGTATCGACTATTCATTCAGCCTTCTATGACTTCCGGGGGCTGGGTCTCGATGACGACCGTGGCATCAAGGCTCCCAAATTCGATGCGAGGGAGCAGCAGATCGACCGGCTGGTGATGCTCGATGAAAGTTCGATGATCGGCACCAGAGTTGCTGAAGTCCTGTTAAATACCGGGGCCAGAATCGTCGCAGCGGGTGATCCTGGTCAGCTTCCACCAGTCCGCGACGAGCCATTCTTCGCCAAGGCTGACGTCATGCTGACCAACATTCACCGGCAGGCACTGGATTCGCCAATCATCCGGCAGGCCCATGCCGTCCGCAACGGCGGCAGTTTTGAGGAAGACGGACCGGAGTTCCGGGTGGTGTACAAAACGACGCCCGATGAGTTCATCGAAGCCGACATGCTACTGTGTTACACCAACAAGACCCGGCAGCTCGCCAATATGAAGAAACGCCAATATCTCGGCATTGAGGGGCCGCCGCGCCGGGGCGAGCCACTGGTTTGCATGAAGAACAACCACCGGATCGGCATTCTCAATGGCGCGGTGTATGAGCTGGCGGCGGACGTCGACCCATACGATCCCACCATCTTCATCAACATCGATGGCTATGAGGAAGAGATCGAAATGGCGACGATCGAAGGCGTCAGCCGGGACTTTAAAAATGAACAGTACGAGGAGGGCTGGTCACCCTTCGCCTTTGGCTACGCGCTGACGGTGCACCGCTCGCAGGGGTCCGAGTGGAACAAGGTGATATTGGTTGACGAATGCTTCAATGAGGACCGCAAGGCGGTACTCTACACCGGCATTACCCGAGCTGCCCACAGCATCATAGTGATTAGCCGATGACCAATGAAGATTTAGAACAGCACGCCGCCGCTTGGGAGTTCGCCGCGCGCATATTCTGGGACTATGAGGATCAATGGCGCGGCAGCAGCCTGCAGGGCGAAGCGACGTCACATCGTCGTTTATGTGACGCGATTGCCCAAGGATACCGGCAACAGATCAAGGATGATTCACCGCTAGATCAATCCTAGCAGTTCCGGGACGGCACCTTGCGCGGCACCCGTCGCAGGTGTACGATGACGGACGGGCGCAGAGAGGACAAGGTCGAGTGCCGGATCCAACGATATCAGCAACTATCACGTGCAATGATCGATGATCCTGAGCACCCAGAACTTATCGCCGCTGCCGAGGAACTGAGGCAAGCCGCCGTTACTCTCTGCGTCGGTCGAGTAATCTCCCGACAGCTCCTGGAGCAAGTCATCGAGATGCGCGACGACCACCGGACCCGGTGGCGGCTGCGCGGCGTCGACTTTCCATACATGGTCATTTTCTGCATCCCGCGCGTCGGTATGATCGACTTCTGGCGGGCCGATCTCGATCCGGCTGGCATCCGTACCAAAATCATAAACCTCATCTCCGACCCGACCCGTCGCCGCTTACCGGTGTCGGCCCAGGAAGTTGCGCAAGCGATCCACGCCGCTTATCCGGACTTGGGCGGCATCGATGCCTTGGCCGATGAAAGCGGACAGGTCCGCGTTCGCAGAGCGACGATCCAATGAAGTTGGTTCGATCTAATGGGCGCGAATGCACAGTGAGAGATGTCGGCCCGGTGATCATGAGGTTGGTTCCTAAATTTAAAATCCCGATCAAGTGCATTAATACCGTAATGACGGATGACGCGGCCCGCGCCCACCTGCACGGGTTACTTGAACTTGGCTTGTATGAGGTGAAACAACAACGAAGTTGACGCGCCTGTATGGGCGTTCTGGGGGGCCTAGGTGACACGTGAGACTTTCGCCCGTCGTTTATTTTTTGATAGTAGCAATCTCTGCCCATCGCGTCGTCGTGTCCGTCCATGGGTTACCATCGAGGGCTGGGCTACCGTCCTCATTGCGTGCGTTGTCATTGTTCTGATCATCCGACTGACTTAACCAGTGCTGCTTACGAAGGGGGGCCGTTTAGATGCCGCATGGTGAAATTTCTATGAAATTTTGGGACGCTAAGTATCGCTTGCGCGATCCTGACGGCACCCCGATCGATCAATACATCGAGGACACGTGGCTACGGGTAGCCCGCGCCTTGGCCCAGCCGGAACGTGACGTCGACACTTGGGCCTCGCAGTTCTACTGGGCGATGGAGGACTACAAATTCATACCGGGGGGCCGCATTCTGGCGGGGGCCGGGACTGGTCGGAACGTCACCATGATGAACTGCTACGTCATGGGGCCGATTGATGACAGTATGGAAGGCATCTTCAGCGCGCTGTCCGAGGCGGCGCTGACATTGAAGCAGGGCGGCGGAATCGGGCATGACTTCTCGACCATTCGTCCGGCGGGCAGTTATGTAAACGGCACCGGGTCTCGCGCGCGAGGGCCACTGGCCTTTATGCGCTGCTGGGACGCGATGTCGCAAACGATGGTCGACGCGCATGACCGGCTGGGCGCGATGATGGCGACGCTGCGCTGTGATCACCCCGACATCGAGGCTTTCATTGAAGCTAAGCGCGATAAGGCCGAGCTGCGTCACTTCAATTTGTCAGTGTTGGTCACTGATCAATTCATGGCGAAAGTCCGAGAGGGCGGCTCTTGGGGATTGAAGTTCAATGGTGAAGTGGTCCAGTGGGTTGACGCACGTGAGCTGTGGGATCGCTTGATGCGCGCCACCTTTGACGTTGCCGATCCTGGCGTCATCTTCATTGACCGGATCAACCAAGAGAACAACCTGTACTATTGTGAAGACATCACTTGCACCAATCCGTGCGGTGAAGTTCCGCAAGGTCCTTATTCGTCGTGCTTATTGGGGTCACTTAATCTGGCGGCTTTCGTTACTGAACCGTTTACGCCCGACGCGGCGATTGATGTCGAGCTGCTGGAGACGGTAGTGCCGGTCGCTATCCGGATGCTGGATAACGTGGTCGACATCTCAAACTTTCCGCTGCCACAGCAGGCCGAGCAGGCCCGAGCTAAGCGGCGTATGGGGATGGGCATCACCGGGCTGGCCGATGCCCTAGTGATGTGCGGGCTGCGCTACGGTTCAGATGCGGCGGTGGAAGAAACTAACGCTTGGATGTCGATAATCGAGACGACGGCTTATCTCGCATCGGCGGATTTGGCTGAGGAAAAAGGGCCATTCCCGCTCTACGCGTCTGACCTGTACTGCGAGGGCAAGCGCTTCAAGCGATTGCCGCAAGCGGTGCAGGATCGGGTGAAGCGCAAGGGTATGCGGAACTCGCACTTGATGGCGGTTGCTCCTACCGGCACTATTTCATTGTTTGCGGGCAATGTATCCGGCGGAGTCGAACCGGTATTCAGTCACTTCTACAATCGCAAGGTGCTGCAGGGCAACGGATCTCACGTCACCGAGAAGGTCGATGATTTCGCTTATCGCCAATGGTGCGAGCTGCGTGGTGATGAGCCGTTACCAGGAAGCTTCGTTACTACTCACGAATTGACTTGGAAGCAACACATCGACATGCTGGCGGCGGCCCAAAATCACGTCGATCAGTCGATCAGCAAGACCATCAACCTGCCGCGCGACATCAGCTTCGAGGAGTTCAAGGACGTTTACCATTACGCTTATGACGTAGGGGCCAAGTCATGCACCACCTATCGGCCCAATGATGTGACCGGCTCCGTATTATCGGTCGATGAGGCCCCTAAAATGCCGGTGCTGATGGCGGTCGCGGCGGCACCGCTGCGTCACCGCCCGGAAGAGCTGACCGGGACTACCTATAAATTGCGCTGGGATGGTAAGTCGCTCTACGTCACCATCAACGATACGATCGAGCCGGATGGGCGGCGGGTGCCGTATGAAATCTTTGTCCGGGCCAAGTCCGCCGATTACGATCACTGGTTGCGGGCGCTGACCCGCACGATGTCCGCCGTGATGCGGCGCGACGCCGATTTTGGGTTCCTGGCGACCGAGTTGATGCAGATTTATTCGGCACGCGGCGGTGAGTTCATCAACCAACGCTATGTCGCGTCCGAGGTAGCGTTGATCGGAGATTGCTTGCGCCGCCACATGATCAAGGTGGGCTACATCACGGGCGAAGCGCCATCGGTCAGCGTTATGCCGGGCGATCACGGAGTTGGCTATGGTGAACTTGGCAGCGAATGCCCGTCGTGCTATGCTCCCGCCGTGATCCGGGTAGAGGGCTGCGCTAAGTGCACCTCTTGTGGCTGGAGTAATTGCGGGTGAGAACATGGACCTGATTCTCATCATCATCGTCCTCCTCTTGCTATTTGGGGGTGGGTTTGGATACAACAGGTGGGGATATGGCGGTGGAATTGGAATCGGCGGCATTCTGCTGGTAGTGTTGATCGTCTATCTCCTCTTGGGTCACAGGATATGAGAACCTCCGCGCGTCAGGAGGTTAAACCGACGCGCTCGCATTAGGCGAGGTCGGGTTGCGCCCGGCTGAGTGGAGGGCGGCGGGGTAGCTCCACGAGCGAATCAAAAATGCCCGCACATCAATTCCGATCAATGCTTGACACGACCTAGCGAGATGTGGTACTTTTACCTGTCTTTGATAGAGGAGAAGTACCAGTGAATGCGGACCGTAGGAAGCGCCTCGCCAAGGCGCAGGAGTTAATTGAACAGGCCAAGTCCATCGTGGAAGAGGTTGCCGACGAGGAGCAGGAGGCCTTTGACAATATGTCGGAGGGCCTGCAAGCAACCGAGAAGGCCCAGCGCATGGAAGAGGCCGCAGGCGAATTGCAGGAGGTCATAAGCAGCCTGGATGATGTGACGGGCAACATCGACACCGCCATGGAATGATGACAGCCTCACATAATTCGAGACCCGGATGGGCGGCTGCGGTCGCCCATCGTCATATTTGAAGGGATTGGAACTTTGGCAATGAGTGACGACATAGAGGAGAATCAACCGGTGAACAAGATGTACACGGTGACTTGGCGGATCGAGCTGCTCGCGCCAGGACCGAACACGGCGGCCCGGATGGCCCAGGACATTCAGCGCGATGCCAGCAACACCGCCACTATTTTCGAGGTGTCGGATGGCGAGGAATCGAGCTACATCGACCTGCTCGGCATGCCGCCCGGCGTCTTCCGCGACAAGGCCTGCTGGAAGTGCAAGAATGGGGCAAACCCTTGCGTCAACAAGGACGCGCGCCGCTGCGAATATCCCCACGCCAGGACCGATTAAATGAGGATTGACACTGTTTGTTGACCATGGTATAATGGGTGGTTGATAGAGGAGAAGGTGCCATGGCCATCATTCAAGTTACCTTCAGCAGCGCGTCGTATGACGAGGACGTGGTTTACGTCCTCGAAGACAGCGACCGGGTGCGCCGCGCCATTGCGTTGCGGCGGCAGATCGAGGAAGCCTACGGCGATGGTCACACCGAAATTGCTGCCCCTATCGCCCCGGACCCGGCGGCGATCGACGTGACCGAAGACGAGTTCATTGACTTCGTCATGCTCGACATCAGCGACGGCTACCATGATGACGAGGCGCGGGCCTATATCCAGGGAGACGACCAATGACCTTCAAAGTTCAACGCAAACGTTGCGCCACTTGCATCTACCGCAAGGATAGCCTGCTGGACATCGAACGCCTGGAGGATCAGGTGCGCGACAAGCACGTCGGCTTTGCGGGCTATCGCACCTGTCACCACTCGGAAGACGCCTGTTGCCGTGGCTTCTGGGACAAGCACAAGGATGAGTTCACGCTGGGGCAACTAGCACAGCGTCTGAACTTCGTTGAATTTGTGGATATTGACATCCTGACATGACCAGCATCAGGGAACGCCATCATGGAAGCTCCCGTGCGGTTTGGGTAGTCGATTATCTCGACCTTGCCGGTAAGCGACACCTCAAGACCTTCAAGCAGAAGCTGGAAGCCGTCCTTTGGGCATCGCGGCTACCGCTGCGTCACAGACCGACGCTCAAGCATGAAGATGAATTGCTGGAAGCCAGGGCGCAGGAAGGCGAGCAAGAAGCGGCCCAGATCATGAACTTGCTGGTTTTTGACGAACGGCTCACTGCTTTGGAGAATTTCGTCGCTACGCTGTGTGCGGACCGCCGTTTTGGCGCAATTTATCGCCATGCGCAAACCGCGAAGGCGCGGAAAAGGCCCCCGCGTAAGGCTCAATGATGTTCGTCGTCCTTTACCTGCGGGCGATTCTGTTGCTGCTGTGGTCGTACCTGCTGGTGAGCCTGCTGCTGCACCCGGTCGACAGCTACTTGTGGCTCATTTATGGGAATGTTAAACACTAAGATCGAGGAACAACCGCCCATGTCCGCAACACCCTTACCCTGGACCATAGAACGCCACGATCAGGAAGACGGGACCATAAGTTACGAAATATGGTCCGTCAACCCGCCCACCTATCATCGTATCGTAACGCTTAACGATTGGGACAACAAAAATGCCAGAGAGGACGCCGAACTGATAGTCCGCGCCGTAAACGGCAAAATTTGTTAGCCGCGCATGATCATTCTGCAACAGACCACTTGACAAATGCCCGTGCCGTGTGGTTTACTCGGTCCTGATGGTGAAACGGAGCGACTGACGCTCACCACGGATAGAGGCTCAAATGAACGCACAGACCAAGATTACCCCGTCCGCGTACCAGCAGGCGGTTCTCGATTGGATCCGGAACGGGCGCGGCCATGCCGTCGTCAACGCAGTTGCCGGATCGGGCAAAACCAAGACCCTGGAGATGGCGCTGGCTCAGATCCCTGAGGCCTGCCACGTCCAATTGTTCGCGTTCAACAACGCGATCGCCAAGGAGCTGAACGTCCGCTTGGACAAGCTTCGGGTCGACACTGGGCGGGCTTACCGCAACACGCGGGCCTCGACCTTCCATTCGCTGGGCGCGGGTGCCGTCGCCAAGAAGCTGGGCGTCACGGTGCGCCAGCTCGACATCAGCGACCGCAAGCTGCTCAAGCTGTCCGACGACCTGTTCAGCGCCGACGACAAGGACCTGTACGGCTCATTCGTCTGCAAGCTGGTCGGATTTGCCAAGGGCGAAGGCGTTGGCGCGCTGCCCGAGGCACCCAACACGCTCGACACTTGGATGGCGATCATCCAGCATCACAACATGTTCCTGGAGGCCGAGGAGGCCGACGAGGGGCGGGCGATCGAGCTGGCGCAGGACCTGCTCAAGGCCTCGAATGAGCAGGCCAAGGACCACATCATTGATTTCGATGACATGCTCTACCTGCCGGTGCTGTGGCAGCTCCGCCTGTGGCAAAATGATTGGGTGCTGGTCGATGAGGCCCAGGACACCAACCCGGTCCGCCGCTGGGTGGCCAAGCGGGCGATGAAGCTTAATGGCCGGTCGGCGTGGGTCGGCGACCCGTCGCAGTCGATCAATGGCTTCTGCGGCGCGTCGACCGACGCAATCGACCTGATCAAGCACGACTTCAACGCGATCGAGATGCCGCTGTCGGTGTGCTACCGCTGCGCGCAATCGGTGGTCCAGATGGCGCAGACCATCGTGCCGCGCATCGAATGGCACGACGCGGCCATCGAGGGCAAGGTCGAGACGCTGACCGCCACGGACGCGCTCAAGGTTCTTGGGCCGCACGATGCGATCCTCTGCCGCAAGACCGCGCCGCTGATCACCATGGCATTCAGCCTGATCGCGCGCGGCACCGGCTGCATCGTGCTGGGCCGCGAGATCGGTGCCGGGCTGGTCAAGCTGATCCGGCAGATGAAGGCGCGCGACGTCGACGGGCTGCAGCAGCGGCTGGTCGGGTACCGCGACCGCGAGTTCGCCAAGCTAATGATGGCGGGCAAGGAGCCGCAGGCCGACGCGCTGGTCGACAAGGTGCAGTGCCTGCTGGTGATCATCGAGAACCTGCCCGAGAATAACCGGACCGTGGCCCAAATGATAGCCAGCATCGAGGCGATGTTCAGCGACCACAACGGCGTTTTGACACTCTCTTCAATTCATAAAGCGAAGGGCAAGGAATGGGACCGGGTCGCGATCCTGGAGCCAGAGTGCATGCCGGGCAAGTGGGCGCGGCTGGAGTGGCAGATCGCCCAAGAAAAGAACCTCATTTATGTGGCTTATACCCGCGCCAAGGAGCATCTCATCTTCATCAGCGGATCGGTCAAGTGATGCCGGTCCAGACACAGCGAAGGCCCGCCAGTAGCGGGCCTTCTGCCTATTCCGACACTCACGTCGCTCGGAATCACACGCCCCGGCAGGAGCGACCTGCCTTTATAGAGGACAAGAACCATGAAGAAGACATTGTCACCCCAGCAGCGACGGATCGCGGAGCAGACATTAAAGAAGATAATCCACGACATCGTCCAGAACGCGTGCGAGCATTTTCCGGCGCTGAAATTCTTTCCGGACATGATGATTTGGGTCGCCACTAGGCTATTGCTGGAGGCCACGCGGCGCAGGTTGAGTCCCAGTGAAATTAAAGACCTACTCATCAGCGAGCATGGCGCGGCGATGGTCGGATATTCGGCTTTCATCGTGATCGGAGAAATAGACCCATGAACGGCATGATGCTGATTTACGGGACTGACGGTGCCTTTGACATCGTCAGCTTCACCGAGCGGCCCACCCTGGTCGAGGTGCAACAAGCAGTCGGCGGCGGCTACATCGAGCAGGTGCCTTTCTTCAATACGGTGGCTTACAATGGCGAAGTTCACCATTGCCTCGCATTCTGTGATGAAGACGGCAAGCGCAAGGAGCTGCCGTATAACCAGAAGGCGACCGAGTTGTGGGATCTGGCGTTACGCCGGATGCGCGACATCGATGGCGACCGGGTCTACCCGGACGGGCTGACCCAACCCAATGGCGATCCCACTGACGTGCTGGTCGGGCCGATTGCCGTCATGTTTGGTGATGAAGACTTCATGGACGCGGTATGACGGAACCGTTGGATTAGGAGGGTTTATGTTAAAAGGTTTAGCTGAAGAGAACGGTAGGAAAATCGTGCTGATCGGATTGTCGCGCGGCAACCTGGAGGCATTCCTAGCCGAAATGTTGGACACCCACATCCGGGTGTCGGGCAAAGAGATGGGCATTCCGTTCGACATCTTGATCTTTTCCGGTGAGACTGAGATGGAGATGGCGACGTCGCTGGCCCAGAAAGACACCAAAATCTTATCGCACTTGAATGAACCGTCTGGCCGACATTGACGCGACGATTGCACTGTGGCAGCGTCCCGGCCCCGACCGGGTGTCGGCATTCCACGCTTGGGTAGCATTGGGCGGCGAGCCGTGGGTATTAGTCCAATGGGCTGACGTGCGACACCGCATGATTGCGATTGCCAAGGAGAAATTCCGAGCCGGGTCGTTGACATCCGTTTAACGATGTGTTATAATAGCCCGCCATATAGAGGAGAAGGTAATGGCACGAGCATCCGTGAGACTACTGACCCAAGGGTGGTCATCCGACCAGCGTCGCGCGCTGGTCAACATTTTGGACGAGCGGCAGGTCACTTTAGTGCGGCGTCGCATCGAGCTAGACTGCATGATCAATGACTACGAGAAGCATGAGGCCGACGAGGCCATCCAGTTCCTGATCACTCGCGGAGCCAACGGTTACGCGTCGTGGGGCATCGTGGAGTACACCGCCGTTGCACTGTTTGGCCGCGATCCGGTTTTCCGCGACCGCTGGCAAGAGATCCGGAGGATGGTCTGATGGTGACCCTTGATGAACTGCTCGATGTTGCCGAAGCGCAAGCCCGTGACACCTTGCTGGTTGAGCGTAAACCAGAATTGGTTGCGACCTTTATTTTGGTCGGGCCGCAGGGTGAGGCTGCGGTGTGTTCTTGTCCATGGAATGGTGAGTTTGACAAGCAGATGATGCTGTCCGAGATTCGGGCCAAGGCGCGCAGCATGGGTGCCGTGATACTGTCCCACATGTCGGAAGCTTGGATGTCGCCCATGTACCGGACGCAGGCAGAGGTGGATGCCGCGCCGCCTCCTAGTCAGTTGCCGGATCGGCGCGAGGCGATTATGATCGCGGCAACCGATGGCATCGCCACCAAAGTCCGGATATTGGATATTCAACGTGACTGGAAGGGCAAGGTGTCCGCCCTGACCAATAACCCAGATTCCGCCGTGGGTCAATTTGCCGGGCGGATGATCGACGGCATCTTGCCGATCGGCGGGCGGGCATGACCGACGCCATGCACAGCCATGACGAGTTCGTCTGTCCTGATTGCGGGCAGTTAATTTGTAGCCTACCGGTACGCGACCCGCCGCCGACGGTCTGCGCTACCTGCCAATGGCTTCGCAATTACGTTCCAGATTTAGATGAGCGCGCCGAGTTACGCGCCCGGTTGGCTAAGGAGGATTAATAGTGTCACGGGGGACGACGGACGGTCGACGGAGGCCACAGAGACGCGGTGGGACCACCGGAGCTATAGACATAGCCACTCCCACACTCAGGGGGGGCTGGGAGGCCGCCCGTCGCCCTCCGTGACACTACCGGAGCAGGGATCAGTAGAGGCCAACATGACTAACCATCCCAATCGCAACCGAACGGCGCGCGCGGAACGGATCGTCGATGTTGTGCTCGCCGAATTTGGGCAAGCGGTGATCCACAAAATATCGATGCGCGACGCGATGGTGGCAGCATGTGCTGCCGCTTTGATCGATAGGGAGGGCCATCAAACGCCCTGCTTGTCGGCGCTCGCCAGCGGCGACGCGTGCCAGCCAGAGAACCGGCCCGCGCCCCATGATCCTACCAATCCCTTTGCGCCCACAGAGCGCCACGATAGGGCTACGTTAAAGCGTTGCGCGATCTGCGGCTTTGTCATCGATACGAAATTCGCCGCTGAAAAGCCGCCAATGGCCCCTGGTGTGAAGATGCGGCCATGATCAGCATCGTAGCCTACGGATGCCCGCCCAGCAGCAGGTGCAGGAAAAACAGCGACAGCCCGAGCCAGCCGAGGTGTGGAAATGGGAAGCCACCGGGCCACGGTCCGCCACGCCAGAAGGCAGCGATCAGGGTCAGCACGAAGGCAAAGACCAACAGAATAATCGAGGGCATGACGGCCTCCTATTAAGGGAACATGGGAACCATGCTCCTAGTTCCAGACGCGACCATTGACCGATTTGTCAAAGTGTGGTATTTTACGTGTCTTGATAGAGGAGAAGCAAATGTTCAAGCCAGTTCGTTACGTCACGTGGCACTCGCGGATGGTCGCGCTGGGATTCCGGCCCGTCAACCGCGACCTGCCGCGCGATTTCCCCAAGACTTCGCGGCTCTACGTCAATGCCGCTGGTGAGCGGGTCGTCGCCCGTCTGGCGCAGCAAGGCAGCTCGGTCAAGGTTATGGAGGTGATCCCGTCATGAAGCCGCGCAAGCCCTTCCTGATCATCCGCTTCACCAATGGCAGCGATGAGCAGCGCCGGTTCCACAGCACATACGCCGCGCGGCTGTTCGCGCGACACCACGTGTCTTATTCCGGCGGGCGCGTCGCATCGGTCCACCTGAGCGACGAGTACGGTCACGAGTCGCAGCTATGGTCGAGCGACTGGGACGCGGTGTCCCAATATCACGGCTTGGTGATCCCATGTTAGCCGTCGCGGGCGGCATCCTGCTCGCTGTCTTCATCCTGGCGATGCTGCGTCATATCGGCAAGATCGCGCTGGTCCTGCTGCTGCTCGCGCTGATCGGCGCGCTCGCTCACCAATAGGAGTTCCCCGTGCGTTACGACATCTACCACGCCCAACAGCTTCATCTCGTCAGTGTGACCCGGCGGGTCGCGGCCAAGGTACTGGACATCGACCCGTGCGAGCTTGATTATTGGATCGAGGAAGCCGGTCGCGTCGATGGCGGCGACGACCTGACCGTCGTCGAAACCGGTTCCGGAACCCCCACCTCAGGAGGTGACAGTGGCCGCTGAACTCCCCATCCGCGACGCCGAAACCTATCTGGGCGACGGCGTCTACGCGTCCTTCGATGGGTTTCACGTGAAACTCCGCGCGCCACGCGATGACAGCGATCATTGGATTGCCATGGAGCCAGACGTCTTCCAAGCCTTGCGGCTGTGGCTCGACAGCTACCCCCGGCTCAAGCAACACATGGAGGGAGAGTGATGGCACTTGAACTAACCCTGCACCGCATTCCCCGGCGGGCCTGCTGCTGGATGGACGGGCGCAAGATGATCGCCACCGCGCGCTATGTCGGGCGCAAAACGTGGTTGCTGCGCATCCCCGGCTACCAGTGGCCGATCACCCCCGACATGCCGGTGCACCGCTTCCTGCGGGTTCCCGGTGCGAGTTTCAGCCATGTTCCGGTCAAGGGCTTCCCAACATGGCAGGCCTGTGCTGCCGAAGTCAAGAGGGTAACCGCGCTGTGGTGATCGTCGAAATAGTTTTGGCGGCGTGGGTCGGTCTGAACGTCACCGGCCTCGCCGCGTTACTGGTGCGTTATCAGTTGAAGTGTCGTCCGGGATCAGCGGCGCTCGACCAATACCAGAGAAGTTCAGCGCCCGAGCGGGTAATGGCGGCACCACCCGTTGCGGCGGGCGATTGACCGGCTTTAACGGCACGTGGCCCACCATCCGGTCGAGATGCCGGTTCAGTTCCTTCTGGGTCACCGCCAGGAACTCTTGGAATGTAGCCATCATCCACCCCCGAATTTAACAATAATCCACAGCAGCACGACTACCGCGAGCCACGATATTAACACCGCCAGTGCTACGGCGGCAAGCGCTCGATGACCGGGCGACTTAATTGCCGTAGTGCGCGGTTGCTGTCCAGGCCCCCGGTGCAGTCTGGACGTAGCTGTACGAAGACACGCAGTATTGACCGTTGATACCGCAGCCACAGCCGCTGAGCAGTAGTGCCAGTCCGAGTGCCAGTGCCATTCTCATGTCATCCTCCTAGTGCGTCGCCAGTTTCTTCGAGATTTCCCGTGCGGCACCGACCGCGACGTTTTCACCGCTGCTGTCGGTCGATACCGACCATGCCAAGTAGATCACTCCGACGAAGGCATCCGGATTCGGCGGAATCGGTATCGCGCAGCCGCGCTTCATACCGCGCTCATACAGCCGCCGGGCGACCGGCGTGCCGCCCGGTTCCAAGGCAACACAAACCGGGCGTCCCGCCAAAATTTCTGTTAATCGCTGTATGTCCGAAGTGTGATCAATGATGGGAAGCCTGCGCGGTATCGGAATCACAGGCCTCTCCCCGTCATGCCGTCGTGCCGCGATGAACCATTGGGAGTTCTTCGACAGGTCCACCGCCCAAACCTGCACAAGGTCCGCGTCGGTCTCCATAGCCAGTTTCTCCAGCGCATCCGGGATCTCGGCGGTCTTCAATTCTGGGGTGTCCGGCGTCAGCCATGCCTCGAACAGCTCATCGCGCTTCTCATAGACGATCCAGCCAGCCAGCCCAAGCACCGCCAGGACGACCACGACCACGGCTTTCCAGGGCCGGTCGATGTAAGCAAATACCGAAGTGATCAGATCGGCCAGCCATCCCCTGGATGACGGCGGCGGCGGAGGCGGCGGATCGGCCATGGCAGCCCTCCTTAAGGACTTGGTCTCCGAGGCCCGCGAGACGGCCACGGAGACGCGGGAGAGGGGTCGCGGCTATATCTATAGCTGCCGGATGGCTCATGGCGTCTCCGTGGCCCCCCGTGGCCGTCTCGTGGGCCGTCTATGCCCCAGAGGTGACGGAGGGATACGGCACGGCATAGCGCGGCGGCATGACGGGCATCCCTGGCGGGGCCGGTGGGGTTCCCGGCGGCGTCGGAATGCTGCGAGCCGTGATATCGTCACTATCGTCGACGTAGCCCATCGCCACCAGTCGGTCACACAGTGCTTGTGATTGTGCCTGCAACCCAATGATCAGAGCAGCGATCGTTGCCGGGTCACTGATCGGCGGATCGATCGTCACGGATACCGGCATCATGAACCGGGTCGGGTCATCTGGCGGCGCAGCGGGTGCGCTCACCGTCATATTGGTGACGACCGACCCAGTATTGAGCGCGGCGATCGCCTGATTGAGCAGGTCCATCTGCGCGGCGAGCGCGGCAGAATCCGGAATGGCAGAAATTCCAGGTGCAGCCATTTTAATTCCTCCTTCCAAAGTTTAGTGTTTGGTAGCCTCTAATTGCTTTACTTTGTCCGACAGCTCCCGCACCGCTTGCCACAGCACCGCCACCAGTTCGTTGTATTGGAGTATTTTTACGCCGAACATTTTGTCAATGTAGGCACCACCAAACACCGGCAGCTTCCGGTCGGGATCGTTCATGACGCTCATGACATCGGGCTGCATGAACCCCCAATGGGTATTCGCAAACGGATGGTCGGCGTCCATCGGTTGACCATGATCGTCATGCGTGCCGGGGTTCCTCCACTTAAAGGTTGACGGCCTGATGGCGTTAACCAGTTCGAGACACACCTCCGGGACTGGTGCGATGTCGCGTTTCTTTGCCGGATCGCTTTCAGTTGCGAAATTATAGGAGAACACGTTCCGCCATTGGTGCTGACACACGCCGCATTCGTTCTGACCGTTAGGAACTGGATAAATGTGGCCATAAGTTTCAAAGCTACCAGCGAACTGATATACTTCGCCCCATATTTGTACACCGCCCCTGAGATATGACCAACCGCTGCAATCGAAATAGTTGTCGGCATGTACGTAATTGTAGGCGTAGACGTGATCACAATCGACCGCACCGTAGCTTCTGTAATATTGAGCATAGCAGGTGTTGGTGGTGATCTGACCGTTGGCAGAAAGGTCGTTAGTCCATACCGTGCCGTAAGCCTGTAAATTAGCCCCCCAAATCGTGCCTTGAGCGACACTCAAATTCGTATTTGGCATGACAAAAATGTTGTTGCCGCTATCGTACATGTAGGGCAGGCCGCCGATTTGGATTTGACCGACGTGGGTAGTGGGCAAGCTAGCGTAATGACCGACGTGCAGATCGCCATCAGTCCACAACCCGCCGCCCCGGCTCCACCCGGCAACATTCCAGTCACTGTTGCAAGTACCAACACCTGAATATAGGTAAATACCTCCACCGACTGTCAGTCCGCCGTTGATCTGACCAGCACCGGCCACGTCAAAGCGACCCGAGACAATGTTGATAGAGTTATACACCGTCAGACCGCTGCCGATCGCGGCACCACCGTTGACGGTGAAACCGCCGGTCTGGATGACGCAACTGTTCCACACATTTAAACTATTGAAGATGTTACCGACGCCACCAATGTTAAGATTACCATTGCCACCGACGCTGCCATTGGGAACCCACAGATCGCCGCTCTGGACGATGCAATGGTTCCAAATCTGCGCTTGATTGCGGATATAACCAGTATTGCCGACATTGAGATCGCCCGCAATGGAAAACGACCCGTTGCTAACTTGCGCATTGCCAGTCTGAACATTGAAACCGTTATAGACAGTCAGCCCGCCGCCAATGCCCACGGCACCATTGACCGTTAAGTTGCCGGTCTGGACTATCAGGCTGTTCCATACGTTCAGTCCGGCGTAAATGTAGCCGACGCCACTGATGCTGAGATTACCGGCAGCATTGACGTCACCATTCGGAACCGATAGGCCGCCACTTTGAATGATGACCCAATTCCACACTTGCGCTTGATTGCTGACGAACAGCGTATTGCCGACATTAGCATTGCCCGAAGCCAGCATCGAGCCATTCTGGACGTGCATGTCACCGGTCTGCACGTAGAAATGATTCCACACTTGTCCTTGGTTGTGCATGAAGGTAGTATTGGCGACATCTAGGTTACCCGACGCGATGTTGATGCCGTTATAGACGGTCAACCCGCCGTTTACTTGGGCCGCGCCGGTCGAAATGATGTAGCCCGCCGACAAGTTACCGGAAGCAACGTTCAACCCATTATAGACGCTCAGCCCATTGCCCACGGTTGCGGCACCAGTGACGCTCAGCGTTCCAGCCATCGTGACGTTGCCACTGTTGACGGCCAACCCAGCCCACACCTGCAGCCCGCCCGCGAGGTACGCGCCGCCCGCTACATCAAAACGGCCCGAAGCGACATTGAGCGCATTATAAACCACCAGCCCACCGTTAATCTGAGCATTGGCAGCGACGCTCAGCGAACCGGCCATGGTGGTGTTGCCGCTGACGATGCTCAGGCCACCGTAGACCGAGACCCCGCCGCTCAGGCTGGCCCCGCCCGAGGCCGAGATGGTGCCGGAAGCGACATTGAGACCGTTGAGTACGGTCAACCCGCCAGTGATCTGCGAGCCGCCCTGGACGTAGAACGCACCGAAGAATGTACCTTTGCCAGTGGTGTCGATCTGGAAGCGGACTGCCGCCCCGGTCTCATCATTAATTGAAAACAACCCGCTGGTGGGATAAACGCCGACGCTCCAGTCGCGCGTGCCGCCGACCACGAAGCGAGTGCGGGCAAAGAAGCCGTTGTCGGCATAAATCTGCCATGGGTCATTGCCACCAGGAATGTAAGCCCGTCCGCCGGTCAGATAGCTGAAGCCGTAGGCTTGGAAAGTAGTGAGTGCCGCCAACGGGTTATGCACATTGACATTAGAGCCGCTCGCGGCGTAAATTTCGGTAGTATTGGGCGCACCACTGCCGATCATCAACGAGTTGCCGGTGTTGATCATCATAACGATACGCGCGGCACCGCTGGTGTCCTTGGCGTAATAGGCGTAGTTATTGGAGATGACAAAATTGGTGGCGCACCATACCGAGCCGCCGGTCTGAGTGGAACTATCCAGGAAGATATTACCGGCACTGCCGCTGCCGACGTGGACCGAATTGTCACTCAGCAGGCCAATCAGCGGATATGCGGTGTTTGAAGTATTCCTGCCCGTCAAGGCCACGTTGTTGGCAGAAATGATCGGTATGCCCTGCATGACGACGTAAGGGGCCGAGCCGTCATTGATGTAAACGTTGTTGTCGCTGCCCTTGAGGATCAGGCCGCGTGCCGTTCCGCCAGAGTCCTTGCCATAATACCACGTGTTATTCGACAAGATGGTGGTGATGCCGGGTTGGAAATAGATGTGGCCGACCATCGTGCCACCGATCAGGGGCAAGTATGCGCCGAGATTGGGACCGGGCGGGATGGCCGCCAGGATCAGTTGGTTCAAGGCATTGGTGAAATTTGCCATCCAGTTGACGTCATTACCATCATCGTAGATGTACAAAATGAGCTGCTGGCTGATCCACAGGCTCAGCGAGTGAGCAATGAAAGTACCCTGGCGAATCGCCTTATTGCTGAAGTTCGATCGTGCGATACCAGGCAACGCTCCGGACTGGCGCTGTGGCTCAGCGTCATACGAGACCTGATCCTGAATGTTGGCCCCGCTTCCGGTGGCATAAGTCAGGAAGTCAGTGCCGACCACAGCATCACGCGGCGTACCGGCAAATGGAGTGGGTTCTTCAAAATCGGTGCCGATGCGGTTGTCACTCATTGGGTCATTGCCCCCCTATGTCAGATTGGCACAAAGCCAGTACCCGGCGGCACCAAAATACCCCATTCACCCACGTCCCAACCCGCGACCGAATCGCTCTCCGCATCCCAAGCGAACAGCGGCGTGCTGGCTGATGGCGGGAATACGTAATCAAGCAACTCGATGCCTTCCGGCTTCAAGTCCATCTGACCGGTCGTGAATAGCCCGAGCAGCACAGTTGACGGCTTTTCGGTCCATAGCAGGCCGTACAGCATCGTCATATTGCCATAATCCTGGATGATCACCCGCAGCCCAGTGTAGGAGAGCAGAGTGTCCCAAGCTTCATAGGCCTTTGGTACTGAACCATCCCAATGATTGGCGATGATGGCAGCGTACAGTAACATCCGGTAGTGGTAGTCGTCCAGTCGCTGTATGTAGTTGGCTGCATCGAATGGACCTTGCCAGTTAGCTTCATCCCAGCCGAGGCTCGGTGTATCCCAAGAAAAGAAGCCCATCGGCATTTGGATCCAGCGATTCTTGCCGATCCACTGCCCAGTGAAGTCCTCCTGCTCACCTACTGAATAATCGAGATCAAACAACACCGGCAGACTGGCGGCAAGATACGCGTCATCTACCATTGGTTCGACGGTGATGCTGACCGTCTGCATGTATTTTGGCCGCTGATTATGCTCGCTGGTGATGTAGCCGAGGTAATAATCAGTGGTGAATACTGGGAAAGCTACCGGGATGTCCGGTCGCGGCGGATACAGCTCCGCAACGTCGATCGACACCCGTAGGGTGATCTTGATGCGGCTGGCAAGTAGATCAAAATTCGGATTGAATAGGCCGAACATCCGCGTCGAAACGGATGGCCCGGCAAAACCAACAAACTGACCGCCGGTTAGGAAGGTCTGCAATCCTGGAAAGTCGAGGCGCGCCGTGCTGGTAGTCTTGACCCGGCCCCCGACCCAGACCATGTAGTCGCCGACGAGGCGCGCACTGGTGGTCGACTTGATGCGACCCGCTAACGAAACCTGACCAATAAGAGCGGGAAAATCGAGGCGCGCACTGGTGGTCGACTTGACGCGACCCATGAGGTGATGGAACGGGAAGCCAGCATGAGTGGCTTTAACGGCAATATTGAGCCTGCCGCCTACTAAATTTAGCCCAATCCAACGGAAGTATGCCCGAGTGGTTGCGGTGACGCGCCCGGACAGGACCAGTATCGGGATCGACCGGAGACGCGCCCGCGTGGTCGAAGTAATTAGGCCCGCTACATTGATGAAATTGATGGAGAGGAAAGATGCCCGAGCGGTTGAGGTGATGCGCCCTGACAGCTTAACTGTCGGGTAATCTTGGGAGGCCCACGCCGTGACGGTCGCGGTGACGCGACCAGCCAAATTCATCGGGCGACCGATAACCGGGAAGAAGATGCTGGTGCGCGCCGTGCTGGTCGCGGTGATGCGGCCAGTCAGAAAATACCGCAACATCGGACCACCGGGCGGCGATCTCATGTGGGTCATGAAGATCGCGCGCCCGGTGAGCGGGATGACTTGAGGCAGCGGTGTTGTTAAAACTGATCGAGTAGTAAATGCGGTGCTAATACGACCGCTGACTACCCATGCCAACCAATTCTGCGATGAGACAGCCGCAGTGACGCGACCGGCCAGGAGCCTAGCCGGTGATAGCCTTCCCCCTCTGGTCGATGTGGTCGCAGTAATGCGACCAGAAAGATCCATCGATCATCAAGCAGCGGTAAGGATCAAGGAACCGGCAGGGAAAGTTGGCTGTACGCCGGAAATGATCTGTTGCGAAGCAACTTTTCGTACCATGCCGTTACCCGACGTACTGGTGTTGACCGCCGTCGCACCCTTGGTGACGGTGAAAGTGTCGGTCAACGGAGTGGTGACGGTCAAGATACCAGTGAAGTCACCCTGGGTGAAAGTTGGGTTGATACCACCGTATTCAATCGACCAGACGATGCTGTCGCTGGCTAGGTATTGGTGCTGAGCCGCAGTGATCACTGCAGGCGTCGCCGCCGAGCACTCGGCAGGGAGCCACGGGTAGTTACCAAAAAAGTCCCAAGCCAGAAGGTTACCAGTGGACAGCGCATCATACAACCCAAAGCCAATGACGGTTCCCCAGGAGGCAGTCGAAATGGCAAAGGTGATCGGCGTCGCATTCTGGATGGTACTGGGTGCAGTGCCGCTCGCGGTGGTCCAGCCGGTTGCTGCCGTCACCGCCCGAGCATAGGCCCCGCCCGAGCATTCAACAAAGCCGGTTCCGGCATCGATACCCACGGCAGTGAACAGCGCGACGTAAGCAGTCGGCATCGGGAACATCGTCGCCTTGCCGGTGATGTGACTCAGCAAGGCTTGGGCAGTGCGATCAGTAAGGCCCGTCATAATAGGGTCCCCCCTTAAGGTTGTCCGGGTACGACATTAACGGTCACTGCGATCGTAGTGGAATCCGCGACGCAGGCTTCGATGTATGAAATGACGACGTCAGTCGCCGCCAATGCCGCGCCGCCGCGTGACTGGGTGACGGTGATGACATCGTAAGTCAACCCGTCCGGTTCCGGTAGCTGGCAAGCGGCGATGAGCTTCGAGATGAACGAATTGTAGCCAATCGGCAGCGTCGACAGGAAAGCGATCACCTGCGCCGCCAGCGCCGCTTCGATGTTCGCGGTGAAGCCAGGGAGAGCGGTGATGGTGATGGCAACTGAGATCGGCACCAGCGTCAGCTCGAAGAAGTTAATCACTGATGGCACACCCCGACTATCGAACACCATGACGCTGGTAGTGCCATAAGTCGGGCTGCCGGGCGTCTTGCGCAGGGCGATGGCATCAGCGACAGCCTGAATATCACCACCTTGGACTACGATCGCCATGGAATAAGGCGGCAGACCGTTGATGTCGGATGTGCTGTGCGGGTTCTCGTAAATCATCACTCGGCTGACGCCCAAAATATTCTCGATCGCCCCGGTGATGCCCAATACCACGGTTTGCGACGGATTGGCGACCGATTGCGTCTGGCGGCGTCGCAATGCGGCATCGGTCTCTACCGGCAACCCAATAGAAGCGGCGGATGGGTTGGTCACCGTCTGCCAGCCGGGTATCGGCGTCAGAATCTCGGTCAGGGTGCCGATCTCAGCCTGTATCGACCCAGTGACGGTGCAGGTGGCGGTCACCTCGATCTCGCCCTCTGGTGGAATCGTCACATCGGCAGGCAGCGTCCACGACGTGCCGAGGCTGAGATTGTCACCGACCACCCCGCCGCCGATCTGCCGCCCGGCAGTCCCGACGCACTGCAGAATCACTGTGCTGTTGCTCGACCGCAGCCGCCTGATGCCGTTGATCTTAACGACGCTCGACAGCCCGGCCCCCTGCGCGAAAGTCGGAGAATAGGCTTGGTAAGCGGCGGTGATCGTCTGATTGGCATTGTGGATCGCCAAGGCAGTGACCGCGAGCCACTGTCCATCCTGGGTGTCGGCGGCAAGATTGACATCCTGCCCATAGATTGACTTGTACTGATCCTGCAAGTAAGCCAGTACATCAGTGAACAACGGCGTCACGACCCCGTTGTATTGGATGGTAGTGACGGGAGGTGGCATCGCGTCACCGTGCCGGTAGTTGTCGCAGGAATGGCGGCGGCGGTCTCGTCACGTTGATGGTGGGCGCAACCTTGATTTGGACATTTGGTTGCGCCCCCGGTACGGCGGCAATCGTCAACCGGACGATGTTGCCGCCGTAGGTCGTGTCGATCACCGCATTTACGCGAAACGCGCGCGTCTCGGCATCAATCGTGCTGTAATACTCGACCAACGTCGCGACGCCCGTCGTCGAAATAATGCGGTCACGGATCGCCGCATCGCGCGACAACTGGGTATGCTCAGCCAAGATACGGCCTTGCAACACCACTTGGTCATTGAGCGGGAAGCCGCCCCACGGTGTGCCTTCCGTGATGTTGAGGAACCACTCGCCCGCAAACAGCATGAGACGGGTCTGGACTGACTGGCCCACCGCATCCGGTACGTCATGCCAGAAATTCCCAGTGCCATGACCAAAAGTCATGTCGCCGTTTTGATCGAGCTTGCGGTAACGCATCGCCTAGTTGGGCTGCATCGGAATGCCGACTCCCATGGTGCCGTTGGGCTGAGGCGCGTTATCGGCTTGTTCCTGGAGCTGCTGACTGATCGACTGGATCAGCGGTGCGGAAATCTTGTACGGCGCATCGTGCAGCGCCGCGATCAGATTGTTCCATTCCTGCGCCTGCAGGGTCACATGGAAGGGCTGGGTCGGGCCAACTGGTGTCGTCATGGCTTAAACGCTCCTATGATGCCGGTTGCGGAGATAGAACGGGTACCACTGTCGCTTGCTGGCGGATCGGGTGGCGGCGGCGGGTCAACGCCCAGCGCTGCCAGCTCGTCATCAATTTCCGCGCTGCGCGCCACCATCGCATCACGGACCGACTGCATAAATGACAATGACGGGTCGACCGCCGAGAGCGTGGCCGACATCATCGGCACCCCCGGAGGGCTGCCGGGATCGGGTAATGGTGGAATGATGGTGAAAGACGAGATCTTGCCGCCCGCGTCGACCAGAGCGATCCCCTGATTAATCTTGGCCTGCTCTTCAACGAGAGCATTAGCAGCCGGGACGTCGGTGTAGGCGACCATTGGTAGGTTCCTTCATCAGTTCGCGAGTATACCACGCACGCCGCCGGGCGGGAAGTCAGGCGGCTAAGCGGACCTCTAGTTCCTCAATGCGATCATTTAGTTGCTGAATCGCGCGGATGTAATAAGCGTGAAGCTGCTCGCTGGCGAGACAGCGCATGCCTTCGCTAGCAAAATCGCCAATAACCGGAACCATATTCACCGCACTGGGGATCAATTCCTCAACCTCCTGCGCTACGAGGCCGCACGACACTGAAGGGCCGTTATCTTGGGGCATCAATTCACGCCCCTTTGGTGTCCAGTCAAAAGCCCGCACGGGTATCGCACAAAGTATTGCCAAGGCATTGATCTCGCTGTCGCGGATGTTGAGTTTCAACCGCGCGTCGGACCAACTGGTGACGGGTTGGAGAACAAAGCCGGAGACGCCTTGATCCGGGCTGACTTCAAAATACCCCTGGCTCATGGCGTAGGACATCGCGCCCCAGTCACCCGCCCAGCACCTGATTTGAGCGCCGCCGTTACCGCCGCCGTAATACCAGCCGCCACAGGTGTAGCTGCCGTCGCACCGCGCATCGCCTGTGCTGTGAATGTAGGCACCATTGACTTGATTACCTGAGTTGATGTTTCCCGCGTTCCAGATGTCACCACGTGAGTACACGCCAGCAGCATGCACCGTCTGATCAAAGTAGGCATACCCGCCGCTGTTGTAGATGCGGCAACCGCCAAAATAGAGACTGTTGCACTGAATATCGCTGTCGGTGTGGATCGGCGAGCCGGTCCACCACCAGCCGCCGCTGTTGCCGAACCAAATCCCATTGGAACCAAGGCTACCAGAGGCGTAAATATTGCCGTTTCCCTGCACGTAACCTTGCAAGTAGATGTTTGGAGCGCGGACGATGACGTTAATATTGCCATCGCTTAGATAATACTGATTGTCATTCGCCAAGATCAGACCATAGCGCACCGAGCCATTGGTGTCCTTGAACCATAGGTACGTGTTATTAGGCATCGCCACTTCGCCGTAATGAGTAAGTCGGCCATTCACATCGATATCCATGCGAACTGCGCCAGCACTTTCATCAGCAAGATACCAGCTACCCCAACTGACACAGCCCTGGCTCCACAAACGGGTGCCAGAGACTTCATACCACCAACGGGCATGACTCCCGTTAGCACATACTGTTCTGCAATTGTCGTTGTTGTTGACTCGGAAGCCGCCACCGTCGACATAAACGGTGGCACCGCGCAACCGTGTATTCCAGCCCGCGCCCGCGTCACCGATATAGAAGTTGCCGTCGCTCGACTGAAGGATGCTGGCGCGCCCGCCCTGCCACAACCAGTTGTCTCCCGGCATGAATATTTGATGGTTGGTGTGAAGGTCACCGAAGGCAGTGGTATTGCCTGCGCCGTCGACGGTAAAAACGTCGTTGCCGCCGGTCGCCTGAATAGCAAATCCGGCGTTTCCCGGACCTAGATGGGGGATGATCCAACTGCCATCGGCATAAATGAACGGCCCGCCTGTGGAGTTGACATTACCGTTTCCCCATCCATTGAGATAAAGATAATGACCACTACCTCCAATGCTCCCAGCGCAGTTTAAATTGTTGCGAGAATATAAGTCATTACACTGAATCTGGCCACCTGTATAAACCGTCGCACCATTCGTGTAATTGAGGTAAAGCGTGCTGCCGCTGGTCTCGATGTGCGGCTGGCTGTCATCGTACATGCGAACCCAGTCGCCGTTGGCATTCTGGACATGAAACCCAATTGTGGTGCTGTTGTAAATGACGACCTGACCGCCAGTCGTAACAAAAATGCCGTTGGTCGTTAGGCTGCCCGAAAGGGTACCGCCGCCTATTGGCAGGTAATTGCCGGGGTTGAAGTTTCCCGTGTCCCACAGGACGCGCCGCGCTGCGCCCATGCTCCAGCCGCCCCATGCCATCTGATTGTCGGTGTCGAGGCCAAAGGCTATGGCGTACTGACTGGGCCGGTGAAAGATGAGGTATGAAGCATCGCCAGTGCCGCCGTTACCATAAACCATCAGCCCGGTCGTCAGGCTTGATTGCGAGATCGCGCCGAGCGAGCCGCTGGTGCCGATCTGGCCCGTCATGCGCCCGCCGCCGAGCGGAAGGTATCCGCCCACTATATTGTAAATATCACCTACATTTGCGAGCGTCAGGACGGCCCCGCCGCCATCGACGTAGCACTTCACATGAGCGCCATCCCACCCGAAGCCGAAGCCGTGGACACCGTCACTGAACCCGTTGTAGCGGATGCCCCAGCCTGCGGTATCCAGTTCCGTTGCGGTGATGACGCCGTTGCTCTGGAAGTTGAAATAACCATAAGGACCGCTAGAAGGCCCCGCGCGGATAGTAAATGTGCCGCTGCCTGCGTCGTAGAGGAAATGACCAGTGCCGCCGATAGCGAAGGCGGCAGCATAGACACCTTGGGTGAAAGTGCCTTGCCCGTTGGCGTCGACCCAGAACCTGTCGCCCCCGTTGTAGAGGCGCGCGGTCCCGCCCGTCGAGTACCACAGCCAGCCCTGGCCGGTATTCGTGCGATCCGCCCAAGCGACCTGCGCGCCCGTGCCTGTCGCAAGTAAGCCGGGAGCACTGATCTGTCCGTTGGCAGCGATGCTGCCGCCCACCGTGAGGTTTCCGGCGAGGGTGAGGCTTCCCGCGCTCAGCGTCATCATTGGCGTCGTGCCGCCGTACCACTGAAAGACGCTGCCGCCGGTTCCACCGGGGACCGAGAACCACAGGGTGCCGCCATCCATGCCGATGGCGTAGTCGACGGTCGTCGGGCTGATGTTGCTCCAGAGGATGATCTTCGTTCCCACGCTGCGCGTGGTGAAGGCTGGCGGCCCGTAGCTGCCGTTGTTGAAGATGAGCAAAGTGCGATCGGCGAGGAACAGGTTGCCGGTCAGCGTGCCGCCGATCAGTGGTAGATAAAAACTGGTGCCTGCCGCCAGCCACTTCTGGCTGTCCCACATCCAGGTCGTGCCAGCAGTCGGATCGGTGAAGCGCTGGCCGTTAGTGGGATTATTGGGGAAATCAAGCAACTCTCGCCTCCAACGCTTCAATCCGAGCTTTCATCTCCTGGCAGGCTTTCCACAATACGGCGACAAGCTCATTATAGGCGAGACCAGCGATGCTCCGAGGATTGGCGGGGTCAGAAGGGGTATATCCGCCAAAGTCTTCCCCCAACACCTCACCAACGTCTTGAGCGATGAAGCCCCAGTGTGTACGCAAAGTGTCGGGACCATTGCGCCAGCGAAAGCGTTGCGGTGTGACTTGGCACACCAGATCGAGGCAATCTGGCAAGTCCTCGATGCCGATCTTCATTCGGCGGTCACTGCCGGTCTGAAAACCGCCCGAACCCGCATATACTTGGTACCAGTAATTACTGCTGGATCCGCAGTAATTTGCGTTGGAAGCTGCAGGAATTATACCCGCTCCACCAGCACTGAAAACTATCCATCGACCATTGTCGCCTATCCAGATATTGTTATCAGAGGCAAAGTTCATCATCGCACGCGCCGTGCCTGCGGTGTCCTTACCATAAATCGGGTAGTTGTTGGCCACCGTGAGCATTTGATTACAAACGAAAGGACCGCCGATCGTCACCTGATGTGACATCGTCACGTTGCCCGTGGCGTTGTCCACCACGATAGGACGCAAGTTGTTCCAACTACCAAAAGCATCGTTGTTGTTAGTTAACAACAAATAAGTCGAGGTGCTATCATTCCGAAAAAACGAGCCGTAGCCGGTCCCGCTGGTATTCGAGGCCATGCGAAGGCCGCCAGAATTACCATTGCCCATGACCAGCAGAGTGTTGACGATATTTAAGCCGCTGGTATTAAACCAAGCCATCACACCGCTGCCGATAGCAGCAGCGGAGCTGAAAAAAGTAACGTTGCCGTTCCGCGCCCAAATGTTGAGGTTTCCGGTAACGTCGCCCGAGGTAGCGTTGGCCTTGGCCCCCTGGATACCGCCTAGCTCGCACCATGTCCCGGCGGCATCAATTACACATTCAAAGGCGATTGCACCACCAACCCCCGTCGCGAACGGGCGCTTATCCTGAAATACTGCAGTCGGGATTTCCCACCAATTAGCCGGGCTGGCTCCCGGCGTTCGCGACACATAAAGCTTTGCACCTACGCTATCGACGCCACCATTGATGGTGAGACATGCGACACTGGAAATAGAAGCAAGCAGGCCCACGCCAATGCCACCGTTACTCAAGAAATTAACATTGCCGCCGCGCGCCCAAATGTCAAGGGTGCCAGTGAAATCCCCCGACGTAGCGTTAAACTTACGTGCTTGGATGCCACCGAGATCGGCCCACGCACCGGCTGTCGTGTACAGCCCTTCAAAGCTAATTCCGCCACCGACGCCCTGCGCCATTGCGCGCGCATCTTGGAATGTCGCAGTCGCCGTATCCCAATAGTTATTGTTGTTTGAGGGAGTACGCGTAACGATCAGCTTCGCACCTATAGCATCGGCACCATTGTTGACGATGAGGGTTCCCGCTGCGGTCAGCAACATTGGCGTGCCGCCGCCGTTGTTCCACCAATAGAAAGAGCCGTTCGAAGTGCCAAGCTGGAACACCATATTAGTGGGGTCGGCATAGACGCGCGGGCCGTTGCCGCTAGTCACGCCAGCAAAGAATAGTGTGGTGCCGTTGATCGCGACGTTCCCGCCTAACTGTACTCCACCGTTGGCACGGTTGATGGTGAAAGGCGAGTCGATGTATGCCCCAGCATCGGTGAAACGATATAACCCAAAATCACTTCCGACATTTCCGGTGCTTTCGGCGCTCTGATTGCCGAGCGTCATCTGCCATCGCGGGTTGGCCCCTTTGTAGCCGTAAATTGAACTAGCATCCGCCGCGCCGGATTTTTGTAGTATGAGCGTCGGCCAGTTACCCGCTGGCGGCGCAATTGCCACGGAGCTGGTAAAGGTGGCATTTCCTGTCGGGGTCACATACAAATTGTTGTTGTAGGTCGACCAATCACCAGCAGCGGCAGTGTTAACCTGGAGGTTCATGTTGCCGCCGGTCCCGACCGTCCAGCGCCACAGGCCGCCCGTTGTAATCGCGGGCGTCGTATTGTTGAAAACAACAGATACTTGAGATGCATTAGTAAGCGTCAGCGCACCGTGCAACAACAGGTTGCCGGTCCCGTACAGCGTCATCGCCAGCGTGGTGCCGCCGTACCAATTAAAAGCGTTTGTGGTAAGTGGCACGGATGACCACATGGTTCCGCCCTCGATCCCAAGAGCGTAATCGGCAGCCGACGCACCTATACCGCCAAATAAAACGAGCTTCGTACCGATGCTCCGGGTGGTGAAGGACGGCGGCGCGTAGCCAAGCGAGCCGAGATCGATCCAGTTCGAGGTCCCGTTGTTCAGCGTCAGGACGCCACCACTGACGGTGAGGTTGCCGCCTGCGGTCAGCGACATCACGACCGCAGGCGTGTTGTTGTAAAAAAGGTAGCTGCCGTTTCCGATGCCTAATTCAAAACCGATATTGGTCGTGTCGCCAAAGAAGCGCGGACCGTTGCCGCTGGTCACACCAGCAAGGTAAAGGCTGACCCCGGACGCGAGCGTCAGACCAAAATTATTGAGACTTAAATAAGTGGCACCAGTTATACTTCCTGCGGGCGTAACATTAAAATTGATGTAAGCGCCTTGAGCGGCATCCGTCCAGTTTTCAGCGGCTACAAATGCAATACCAGCCTTGCTGGCAGGGGAAAATCCTGTTGCGCCATAACCACGGGCGACGATCGCACCAAGCGAGTCACCTAACTGAACTGCTGTCGGAACAGCCAAAGTACCTCTCGCGGCTTGATATATTACCGCTGGGTTAGGCGCGACCGCTCCTCCTGAGTAAGTAGTGATAATAATCCCGGTATTGGGCTGCGCACTTAGTGAAAAGTTTAGCGGGCCGGTCAGCGTGCCGCCGGTCAGCGGCAGGTATGGCGTCGCGGTGCTGATCGTCTGCGGCGCGGTGCCGGTGATGCTGATGCCAGAACCGGCCACGACGGCGGCGTTGCCAGTCGGGCCTTGCGGGCCGGTCGCTCCTGCCGCTCCCGTGGCCCCCGTCGCGCCTTGCGGTCCGGGCGGCCCTGATGGCCCCGGCACCGTCGATGCCGCTCCCGTGGCCCCCGTCGCGCCCGTGAGGCCTATTGGTCCCTGCGGCCCCTGTGGCCCTGGTACTGTCGAGTCCGCGCCGGTTGGACCGGTGGCTCCGGTTAGACCGATCGGCCCCTGCGGACCGACGCTGCCGGTGTCGCCTTTGACACCCTGAGGCCCCTGCGGCCCGGCGAGGCCCGGTGCTCCCTGAAGGCCAGCAGGCCCCTCTGGCCCCGGTACCGTCGAATCGGCCCCTGCAACCCCCGTGGCCCCTCGCGGGCCAGCGGGTCCAGTATCCCCCTTGACGCCTTGGGTTCCGGGTATACCCTGTGGACCGGTCGGCCCGGTCGGCCCGGCAGGCCCGACTGAACCTGGAGGCCCCGGAGGTCCCGCCGGTCCGATGAGCGATACTCCCGTACCCGGCCATGCCCCCGAGGCCTTTGGTCCATAGATGACATGACCGACGTTGTCGATGTAAAAGTCGCCGTTCTGGCCGATCCCCGCCGTCGGCGCGCCAGAACCGCTCCAGATCGTATTACCATTGGGTGGACCCATTGGCCCGGTCGGGCCGGGCGGCCCCGGCATGTTGGTCGCAGCAACCCATTGTGCCGAATTGCCGTCATCATACCAAATATAGAGCTGACCGCCGACAGCGTCCCACCAGAAGTCGCCCAACGCGGGCGTGGTACCAGAACTGCCGCCTTGCCCATCACTGCCGCCCGGCGGCGCTGGGCTGACGCCGCCCGAACCGCCCGCCCCACTGCCCGAGATCGGCTTACCGTTAATAAAGAAACCGGCCTTGGCGTCGACCTTGCCGCTGACGTTGACTGATGGCGTGTTGTATTTGACACCATTGGTGACGGTGTGGGTCGCATCCTGGGTATTGGTGTTGAATGCCTTGCCTTGAATGGTCGTCGGATTATTCGGCGTGGTCAGCGTCATCGCCCCGCCGTTGGTGGGGTCGAAGTTGAAGTTAGTCTTACCATCCGTCGTCCGCATCTGCATCGACGTGGTATTGACGTTGTCAATCTTCTTGGGCTGTGAGTGAAATCCGGGAATGATGAATGCGTCGGTTACATTGTGCATCCGCGCTTGATCTTGGTTCTGGATGCTGCCCTTCGCCCACCACGCGTCGATCGCCCGTTCAGCGAAGATCGCCAGCCCTTCGTCACCGGGCTGCACTGGGATGGTAATGTGCATCCCGCCGCCACCCAGAAACAACAGCGGAGCAGAGCTGACTGTTGGTACCTGTTGCCACTTTATCGTACCATCAGCCTGTAATACCGCCGTCTTCAGTGCCGGGTCAAATTTGACGGTGTTTTGTTTCGTCTGGTTTTCTTTAATGATGATCGGCGCGGCAGTGCGAAGACGCGATTGAAACTCTTCTAGCTCACGGCGTCTCAGCTCATCCGGATCAAGGAAGCGTTCAGCTTGTTGATAGACACCCTGCGCCATGTCAGCTCATTATGGTGGGGAAACGACTACTACGTTATTCGATGACGGTGCCACTGTGGAACCGATATTGTTGGTAGCCGTCACCGTACAAGTGAAGCCGACGCCGACATCATTAAAAGTGATGGCGTAGCTCGGATAAGTGGCCCCCATGACCGGGCCGTTATGATTCGACCATTGGTAGGTGAAGCTGGTCGGAGAATTGTTCCAATTGCCCGTCGTGCAGATCAAATTGTTGACATCTTGCGTGGCAACTGGAGTCAGAGTATTCACTGGAGGATCAGTGACCGGTGGTGGCGGCGGCCCAACGTCATAAATAGCTAGTTCATCGATGATGTTTTGTTGCCGCGTCGTCAGCCAGTCATTAAGTGCGGTCACCATCTCTTCCGAAATCGGTTCAGTTACCGAAATTTGAACCGACATCATCATTGTATTGGGCGGCGGTGATGTGCCGGAAGGAATGGACGGCGGCGCTACTGTAAAGCTCGTCATAGTACCGCCAGCAGCGAGCAAGTCTATCGCCTGCTGGGTCCGCTCTTGCTCGCCATGGAGCGTGGTGACGGTCGGAATGTCGACGTAATCGGTCATTTTGGCCCCTTAAAATGGCGTGGACACGTAGAGATGTCCTTCACCACCCAAATTAGTGAAGGTAGGCACGGTATCGGGTGACTTATCCGGACCAGTCGTCATCACAGTGAAGATGGTGTTAGCCCCAAGTGGAATGTAGCCAAATTGTTCAAGTAAATCGGACCCGGTCACCAGCGGCATGCCCAGTAAGATTGGAGTTGATCCGGCTTCGTCATAAAAATCCCCAGCCCAACAATTCGACACGGTATTCCAATAGAACTTTATCGTGTAGACGGTGCCGAGAAGCGAAACCCGCTCGCTGAATGGACGCCCCGATCGCGTTGGTATTTCAGAGTTCGTTGCCATAACTGCCTCTGGAAACTCATGGTGGCAGCGGAGCTACTGCTGCTGGTAATGGTGGTACCGGCATCAGTGAAGCCTTTCTCATTGCGGCCATCTACAGTGGTGTTAGCCGCCCCCGTCATTTCGATCTTCTGGCCCCCAGGGGTAACTTCACTTTCAGCCGATCCTCCCGGCCCCCCTGGTGCCTGCGGTGATGGGGTACCCGATAACCCTGTGTCATCGCCGCCTTCCGGCGGGCGGCCCTGCCCCGCCCCAGCATTGGGATACGGATTGTCGACCATGGTTTGCTTATTATCGCTACCGCTACCCTGATCGGTAGTCGGCTGATCGCCACCGTCGCTGCTCGATGAAGTCGACGCCGCGTCCTTCTGATCACCCGGTGACGATGACGCGGAATCAACTGTGGTCGATGCCGTTTTGACAATAATTACCTGACGGCACACGATGTCGGCCATCAGCGCGTATTCCGAGTGCTGATCGGTAGTGACGGTCAGGCGCTCCATCAGCATGTTGGTATAGCGCCGCTTGCCGGTGATGACATCGAATGGCGTCAATGACGCTTGCCATGACAGCAGCAACCCGTAGATGCCGCTCTCGGCTGACAGGTCGTAAGCCCCGCGCATTGACCACCCGGCCCGGATGTTGATGGTGGATGGGCGCTTAAAGGCATGATCAGCGATAGGCGCGCCCTGTTCAACCGGATGCTCGGTGATCGTCAAGTCATCAGTTCCGCTCTCCTCGATCGTCACCTGTGCGATGATGCCGCCAATCGAGCGGAAGTGCGGCATAAACAGCGCCGGTATCCAGTTGCCGAAGAGAGCGGGAGCTACCGCAGAAATGATACCCGCCACCGGCATCGGAGTAAGATCGCGCACTGCCTGGAAAGCAGCATTAGTAGCGGCACCGACACCTGCGGAGACGACGGAGCCTACCAGCCCTCCGAGATCGCGCTGAGCGGGTCCAGTCGGAGTGAGCGCCCGGCTTCTTATCGGAGTGAGCGGACGGCTGTTCACGCAACCCTCTGAATGTAAGTCACGGGTGACCGCGTCGGCGTCGCGGTCGGAATTGCGGTCGGTGTCGGAGTAGGCGTCGGAGTAGGTGTCGGAGTGGGTGTCGGAGTGGGCGTCGGAGTGGGCGTCGTGGCAGTATTAGGCGTACCGACAGCGGCTGGGGCAGCGCGGGCATGAGCGGTTGACGGATTGCCTGCCACCATCACCTTGTTGTTTTCATCAAGCGCAACGCAAGTCATATTGCAGTACCAAGGGGTGCCTCTGGTGTCACCTGTATGCTCCAACAGGACAACTTTATAAATACCTTTCGGCGCGGTGAAGGCGGTCTCCAACTGCTGCCCCCACATCGCTACCGGCTTAATTGCACCACCAGTGGGGTCATTAGGAAGATTGCCGTCAGCTCCTATTTTGATCGCCGATCCTGGCGTATATGGTACGCCAGACAGGACCGACACGTCAATCTTCACCCTACCAGCGATCTTGATATTGGGATTCAGCAGGCATTGTGCATGAATGCCTTGCGGCGTTATTTCCGGCAACCCAGTAAGTCCGCTCGTCGGGCTGAGTACGACGGCTTGGCCGTCCCTGGAGTTGCTATTTTTAAGTAACACCAGCTCGCCATTCTCGACGAAATAGGTGGCATCATACTTTAACATCAATTCGCGGAGCTTATCACGTGCAGGTTGAGCAATGGTTTGATCGCGTTGTGTCTTTTGTTTCCCAATTTCCGGGTCCAGAAATTTCACCGGCATGCCAGACTGTTTAGCCACTTCCTTCAAGATGTCACTGTCGGAGGCACCGGAGGCCATGTTGGCGAAGACCATCGCTCGATTGATGCGGTCATCGCCATCTGCCGCATGGATTTCAAGGTAAGTGTCGACCGGGTTTTCCTTGCCACGCCGGTATTGCACCACTGTGCCATCGAAAATCTTGCCATAACCAGAAAACTGATAGCCCGCGCTTAGTTGAATACGGGTGAATTGAATGACCTTCGCCATGGTCTGCGGCGACATGTTGTAGATGCGGCACCAGAAGATGGCGGGAGACCCGGCCTGTGCGTGCTTGACGGTGAAATTAACGCGCAGCGCCGATAGCTCCATCCCCTGACTGGCATTGCTGCTGGTCGCACTGTTGCCACTACCAGAGGTGGCAGCGGTCTTATCACCACCCCCACCAACATCGCTGTCACCGCTGGCCCTGCTACTGCTGCTCCCACTGCTGCTCCCACTGCTGCTACCGCTGCCACTGGACCCGCTGCTGCCACTGCTGCCGCCGGTTCCACTCGAATAAACGGCCACACTGATCTTGCGGAGCCATTGACCATCATGCGAAGTGGTCGGCTGTGATCCTGGACCAGTACTCGGCTGCAAGTGGCTGGATAGCGACCGCCAGACTTCAGTCGCCGCGCTGATAATATTGAGGTTGCTGGACAGGAAAGGATCTGGAGCGTTACTCACGTCGCTATTGCCTGGAAATTACGAAATGACGACGCGTAAACACGTTGTTGCACCGAAGCGACGTGATCCCCTACATCCTTGGGGTTCATGACGCCATTGACGTTGATGGTGACGACAACCGGCGGGACTTCACCGCCGCCGCGACCGCCGCCCGCCGATGCTACCTGCCGTGGACGCTCACCGCCAAGCTGCCTACCCTGCATCGCCGCATGCTGCCCACCGGCCCGCGAAGCAGCCCCCGCCGCGCCACGCCGCATTCCTGATGGTTCAATATGCCAGTCTTCATAGCTCATTGGAAAGTTAAGTCCGAACTCGGCAGCATGCGCGTGAAAGTAATCGCCCAGCTTTTTCGACATATGCATAAAATCGGCGGCCAAGCCGCGATTATGCATTGAGTGACCGGGAGCCGCAACCATTTTTCCAGAACGGTCGGACTGAGCGAACAACCGAGCCTGATGGGCATAGTCACGGAACCCAGAAGTGACCACGGCGGTTTCGCCCGTTGCCGTCTTGGCGGCAAGAACCAACGCTTTCAGCCGCTCAGCAAAACCTTTCTGCAGATCCGCGACATCCGCACCGGCTTGTTTGGGCAATCCAGCAACGTTGCGTTGGGATTCGGGAGTTTGACTGCGGTCTTCCTCACTGATCGGAGCGTCTTTATCGCCCCCAGTAAGGGTAGAAGGAGCCTGCCCGGCCAAAGCCGCACGCCATGCAGCGTACTTTGCTCGAATACCGGCCCCGCCCTTTGATCCGGGTGTCGAGAAGATTTCACCAGCGATCTTCTTGGCGAGAATGAACTCGCCCCGGTCGATTTCACCCTGCCCAAAGGAACCGGAAGCGTTATCGGTCGCATAGTCGCTGATGTTACTGCCCGCCAGTGCTTTCTTCAAGCTTTCCGTTAGGATAGCCGCATTTTTCGGATCGGACGCGGTCCTTTCGCCTCTGGCCCGTCCTTTGGCGTCATAGTAACCACCTTCACTTGTCCATCTGGCCTGCTGCGCTAATGAAGTGCCATACACCTGCGCGCGGTTCATCATGCTTTCGATGATGGCCTGCGTACCCTGAGGATTAGTCTCCTGTTCACTGGCAGCAATATTCAAAACTTTCTGCATCAGCTCAGGATTATTCTTCAGTTCCTCCTCAAACTTGGAACGATCGATCTTGCCGTCCTGCTCTGGCTTTACTTCATTCGGTCCGCTAGGCTGATCTGGGCCGCTGGGACCCCCCGGAGCGCCGGGAGTACCGGGAGCAGGTTGATCACCACTGCCAAAGACACCCTTCTCGTAGCCCATCGTCTTTAAAACTTGATCAGCTACACTCAGCAACACCTCAAGCAATCTGTCATAGACGGTGACGGCGAGGTCCACGATGGGACGGAATGAAGCGTCACCCGACCACCAGCGTTTGAACTCCAAAGCCAGACCGCCGCCACCATCCGCGCCGGGCGACATGAAGTTAGTTTGACCGAACATCTTCTGCATGCCGTCGCTGATATTGCGAGGCAATACCATCTCACCTGCATGAGCATTGATCGGAACAATACCACCACTTTGATAATGACCCGCTCCTACGATGCCGCCTCTTTCGTGGCTCTCCTTGGGTTTGTTCGTACCAAGACCGAGCGGATCACCCGTAAAGATGTTCCGAGGCCCAATAAACCACTTCGCTATACCGCCGCCCGGATCGACGGGCGGCGGTGTGGACGGTCCTGGCTGTGGCCCGCCACCGCCCGGTTGTCTAGTCGGTAATCCAGCTAACTTATTCAGTATATCTTCAATCGCCTTGAGGCCGGGAATTTGCGCTTCAAGTGCGTCACTGATGCCATCCATCAGTGCCTTGCCAATCTTGAAGCCAGCAGCAGCAATGTCACCAAATGCTTTGATGAGCGGCGTCATCATATCACCGCCACCAATTTTGGTGGTCAGCGCCGCGATCAGCGATTCACCAATAGTCTTGCCGACATCGTACCAATCGAAACTAGCGAGCCACTGTGCTATGCCTACGACACCATCTTTGATCCAAGTGCCGATGGCCGCCCAAGGAATTGCCTTGAATTGCTCCCACAGGAAAGTAGCAGTATCAGCAATGGAATCTTTAATCCAAATGCCGATGGACTTCCAGTCAATCGACTTGAGTTCATCCCAGAGCCACGTAGCGGCGACGCTAGCCCCGTACTTGAAGTCTTCCCAAAGCTTTTTCCAGTCAATCGACTTGAGTTCATCCCAGAGCCACGTAGCCGCGACGCTGGCCCCGTACTTGAAATCCGCCCAGAGCTTTTTCCAGTCAATGCTGCTGACTTCATCCTTGAACCAAGTCCAAACGGCAGCACCGGCCTCTTTGAAAGCGACCCATACCGCCTTCCAATCGATCCCGGATACAGTGTCCCAAATCCACTTCCCAATGTCGCGCAGCCCGATTTTGAGCTGTATCCAGACATAGCGCCAGTCGACCGCCCGGAGTTCATTCCAGATGAAGGTGCCAACCCCGATGAAGGCTTTCTTGAGAGCATGTCCGATGCCCTCCAATGCAGAGACCAACGACGGGTTCTGCATCCACTTCGACAGGCTTTCGAAGATTTCCTCGATGCTATCGAAGTTATCCGATATCAGTTTTCCGATACCAGTCGCAATCGTCAGTGAGAACTCATTCCACGCCGACTGCGCTTTCTGTGCATTCTCCGCCGCTTTCTGGTCATCGAGATGAAAGCGCTTGGCGACGCGCGCCCGCGTCTCCATCGCCTTGATCATGATCTCTTCGTTAATCGCAGCGTTGCGGATTTCCTCAAAATCCACACCAGGGATCTGCGACATTGAATACTTAAGAGCAAGTGCCGCTTGACTCTGTTCACCGCCCGCCGTCTTGATCGCCAGAGCATAGCGATGAGCCAGCTTGAGGAAGGCCTCACCGGCATTATTAGTCTGGCCGACCAATGCAGTAATGAGACCTGCGGTGGCTGGCTCGCGCATCGCCTGAGCGATACCGGAGATTGCCCTTTGGGCATCGATGCCGATAGCCTTCAAGCCATAGGTCAGATCAGCCAGCAGTTTAGCCGGTACCCCGGTCAGCTTTGAAGTAAAGTAGAGCTGATCGAATGATCGAAGGGTCCGCCGGATGGCCTCCTCGACGCCGGTCGCCAGACCAACCAATGCGAGTTGGAACGCCTTTACTTGAGCGGCACCGGACTTGATGGTGTCATCGAAACGCTTCGCCGAAGCCGCGTCAGTGACGAAGCCTAGTTTTACTAAAAATTCATGAAGGACGGTGCCTGCCATTTAATCCTGTCGCATTGACTCATCGATGCGGGCACGATTTTCCGCCCGTACATCTAACGCTTCATTGATGCGAGCCACGTCAACGAGATCCAGCGTCCCGTCAATTAGCGACTCATACCGACAGACGCCTTCAATTGCTGGCCGCATCACCCAATCTTCCTCGTCATTCATTGCGACGAGGGGTACGCTAGAACCTGAGCCGTCTCCCCTGCTACCGAACCGCTGGGCAGGGGTGCGCTGAAAAAACTCTGCAGGTTATCCTGCATCACCGCGAAAGTGAGCCGCAACATCACCATCATGTTGATGTCTTCGAACATCAGCTCGCCGCCGGGCGTGGTGATGCGCACCCAACTCTGCCCATTCCATACTGAACAAACCTTGAGGCAGGTCTGGAGGATGTACTCGCTGTCCTCCTGCGACATTTCGGCGATGGCAGCGGCAGCAGGACCCAATGCCCCCCAGAAAGCGGTGTCCGTCTCCATTTGTTCAGCAGACTGCTGCGTCGGCAGATCAGAAAATGTCGCCCCCATGCCCGAGAGGATGGGCATGAGTTTACGGAACAAATGGAACTGCTGAAAGGCATTGAGTCTGCCGGTGCGATACCGGTGATCTTCAATCTCAATCTCTTGCATAATTCACCTCTAAGCAGCGATGCCTGTCGCCGTTGCTAGCCCGGTGCCGAGAATGAAGTCGACGATACCGGCGTGGAAAGTCCACGTCATTTCACCGCCCTCCTTCGCGTAGGTGACATCGGCAAACTTCGCCCACGCGCATTGTTGACAAACAATGACGTCATTGCGCGCCATGTCGCGGATCGAGATGGTGTTGTTGCCGAAATTTTGAGAATTTGCGCAGTCACTGGCGTACATAGCCGACAGCAGCGCATTGGTCGGTGAGGTTTTGAGCAAGCGCACCGTCACCGTTGCGCTCTTGCCCGCGTGCAGCGAGTGCATGACCACGCCATCCGCGCCGATCGTCATGGTGGACTTGTCTTCAGTCATCACCACCGAAATGCCGCCTTCCGCGTCACCGGCACCCGCCCCCATGCTGAAGGCACCATTCGGCCCCGAGATGGAGCACATGTTATCTTGGAACGCATA